TCAAGAGGTTAGGGGTTCGAATCCCTTCGGGCGCACAGTGAAGCCCCCATCCGGTCCGTCCGGGTGGGGGTTTCTTGCATTCCCCTCACCGTCGGTGAGCCAGGCCATACGCAGATCGAGCACGGCCGCGAGGCGGTCCAGCTCGTCGATGTCGAATGGCTTCGGTGCCGAGTCGCCGTCGAGCTTGCGCATCAGTGTCGAGCGAGCGATGCCGGTTGCCTTCGCGACGGACATAACGGTGAGCCTTTGCTCGGCAATCTGTCCTCGGAGTCGGCGTGCGACTGCCTCGGAACGTGATTCCCCCGAACCGCGTACGAGCTCCAACTGAGTGGTCATGGGTGAAACAATATGCCCAGATATGACACATGTCTACACCTTGATGGGCGCTGTGACTCACGTCGCCGAACAACACGCATGTAAGTCCAATTGGTCGGATTCCTTGCGAAGTGCCCACGCATGGACATAGAGTCCACTCATGGACAAAACGCCGGCATCGATAGTCGCAGGGAACGTGCGCGCCGAACTCGGCCGCCGCGGCATCACCGTCCTCGCACTCGCTGAGGCGACCGGCATCTCCCGATCGACGCTCATGCGCCGACTCTCCGGCCAGGCCTCACCCCTGAACATCGACGAACTCACCGCCATCGCCAGCCACCTCAACATCAACCTCGGCACTCTCATCGGCATCGAACAGGACGCATGACATGACGACACTCGCGCCGTTCCAATACGCAGGGCACACCCTCCGCACCGTCATCGTCGACGACGAACCCTGGTTCGTACTCGGCGACCTCTGCAAAGTCCTCGGCCTCACCCGTGGCGCATCGCAGATCGCCGAGCGCCTGGACGAGGGGGTACGCCAGACGTACCCCCTTCAGACCACCGGCGGCCGACAGAACGTCACTATCGTCAACGAACCTGGCATGTACGAAGTCGTCATCCGATCCGACAAACCCGACGCCGTCGCCTTCCGCCGCTGGATCACCGCCGAGGTGCTGCCGACCATCCGCAAGACCGGCAGCTACAACACAGCACCAGCACTCTCCGGGCCGGAGCTCCTCGCTCACGCTGTCATCGAAGCCCAGGCGATGATCGCGGCGAAGGACGAACGCATCGCCGAACTCGAACCGAAGGCACACGTCGCCGACAAGATCCTCGACGCAGACGGCGACTACTCAGTCCGCGATGCAGCGCAGGCACTCACGCGCGCCGGCATCAAGGTCGGAGCAACTCGACTGTTCAACGACCTCGAGCACCGCCACTGGATAGCCCGAGCGAAAGGCGACGGCCGGTACCGCGTCCTGCAGGCCGCGATCGAGTCCGGACACATGTCGGTGATCCCGACATCGCACTACCATCCGAAGACCGGCGTCCTGGTCCTCGATCCCCCGCAGCCCCGCGTCACCCCGAAGGGGCTGCAAAAACTGCTCGACGAATACGGAGCAGCGAACGCTGCACCTCAGCAACTGCAGATGGAGACCGGACTGTGAACGCGATCGCCTCGCCCCGAGCACTCGACGAGATGGAACGCGTCCTCGCTGACAGCCGTGGATCCATGACCCTCGCCGAACGTGTCGCAGCCCGCCGCGCCATCGACGCCGCAGCAGGCACCATCTACACGCCGCCAGCACCCGAACAGGTCCACAAGGTCGCACGCACCATGCACAGCGGCATGCGCCGCATCCGCGCGACCAACTGACCTGACCCGCCCTCGTGAAAGCGCAACCGCCATGCCGACATTCGAAGTATCGATCACCCTGAAATTCGACCTCGACGCCGACACCGAACACGACGCACTCCTCGCCGCAGAGAAGTACGCCGACGCCGTCGACGTGTGCACCGCCCTCGAACGGGACGCCGACGAAGTCGATGTCGACGCCACCGTCGAACGCTACGACCGCCCCGGCGCCGACGCAGGCGACCACTGGGCAGCCGTGTTCTCCGATGAGGCTGTCGGCCTGTGAACGGGCAAGCCGGATACATGTACCTCGACCGCGACAACTTCGTCGAGATCACCAAGGAAACCTGGTCACTCAACGACGCGGCCGATGCGGCGCTGGAACACGTTGCCCGGACACGCATCCCGGTGATCGTCGTCTGGCGCAACAGTCCGGAGGATCGGTGGCAGGAGATCGACGCCGCCACCGAGCACGCGATGACAGGACTCCGATCATGAAGGCGCTCACCGTGAAACAGCCGTGGGCCTGGTCGATCATCTTCGGCGGCAAAGACATCGAGAACCGTTCGACCAACTGGTCCTACCGCGGGCGCCTCGCCATCCACGCAGGCGCACTCGAAGACCGCGCCGGCTGGTCCGACGAACGCGTCACCGAAGAATGGATGCACGCCACCGACTGGCAAGCCGACGCAATCCACATCCGCTCCGCAGTCATCGGCATCGTCGACCTCATCGACGTCCACCGCGACACCGGCTGCTGCCGACCCTGGGGCGACTCCGCGCCCAACGAAGGCGGCGGACGGGCACGCAACAACCGCACCCACCTCGTCCTCGACAACGTCACCATCCTCGACCAGCCGATCCCATGCCTCGGTGCGCAAGGACTCTGGACGCCACCTACGCAGGTACTGGAGGTCATGTGAAACGCCACTTCCACTACTTCCACCCGTTCGACACCGAAGGCACGTTCGTCGGCGCCGACCGCTGCGACATCCTCCCCGGCGGCGTCCTCGCATTCGGACGTGACGACGGATACCTGATCCTCGCTGTCGCAGCGGGCAGGTGGACCCAAGTCCGCGAACTCGACCCGAAGGACAACTGATGCCCGCGAATCTCCCACGGCCGCAATCCTGCAAAGGCTGCGGCGACCCGATCATCTTCGCCACCACCAACCCAGGCGGGAAGGCGATGCCCGTCGACGCCGCCCCGTCCGACGCCGGGAACGTTGTCCTCCACGCCACCGGTACCGACGTCACCGCGACCGTCCTCCGCAAGACACAAGTCGCCGGCGCCCGCGCAGCCGGACAGCCACTGTACGAGTCCCACTTCGCCAGCTGTCGCGACGCAGCCACATTCCGAAAGGTCTACCGATGAGCGCAGTCGAGGTCACCTACTACATCGCGAAGTGTGACGAGTGCGGACACACAGCAGACACCGACGATTACGGCGGAGAGTTCTCGGCGTTTGCCGATCACGGCACGGCGATCGAGATGTTGTCCGACGACTGGTTCACCGACGGCGACGGCGACATCTGCCCGAGCTGCACCAAGTGCGAGGTCTGCGAAACGAAGCCTGCTTACCGGGCAGACGACCACATGGTGTGCGAAGAACATGAAGACCACGACTTCAACGCTGCCGCACCAGTTCTCCCGTTGGGATTGGTCAATACTCACTGGCACAGGAAATGCTCGGACATGTCCAAGATCGGTCCGTGCGGAATGTACGTGACGGTCTCGCATGAGATCGCCGGGGTCAGCCAGTACATGCCGCAACCCGAGGGCAAGCCCGACCGATGCGTCTGCGGCAGCAAGTACGGGCCGTGGATGCCAGGCCTCGCTCCGGACGACCGTGCAGAGGGCTGGAAGTGACCGGCAAGGTAGCGAGCGAGCAAGCCCTCGCCTACGTCCGCGGCTACTACGGTGTCCCCGCCCACGTCGGAGTCCGGATCCTGTTCCTGTACACGGGGGAGTACGGCGTCATCGTCGGCGGCGAACAGCAATACCTCCGCGTCCGGTTCGACGGACACAAGACAGCAGCCCTGCTGCACCCCACCTGGGAAGTGGAGTACGCCGACAACTGCACCCACGAACACCTCGCCGACGGCATGTGCACCGCATGCGGACTGCACCTCGAAGCATCACGGATACATTGAGCACTGTCACCCAAGTCAGAAAGGCGGAACGCCGTGGCCGATAGAAACAAGTCCCGACGCGCCACGGCATCCGTCCAACAGAAACAGGAACGCGCCCTCGCCCTGCTGTTGGAAGGGAAGACGAACGACGAGATCGCGAAGGCTGTCGGCTACCGCGACCGCTCCGGCGCCCACCGCGCCATCACCGCCGCGCTGGAGCGGCACGCGAAGACCCGCGAGGATCTCGCCGACCAAGCCCTGACGATCATCCACGAACGCCTCGAGAAACTACTGTCCCAGTTCACCGGACAAGCGTTGATGGGTGACGTCCAGGCAGGCAACCTCGTCCTGAAGATCATCGACCGGTACGCCAAGCTGTACGGCGCCGACGCACCCACGAAGATCGACGCCACCATCACCACCCGCTCCGAGATCGACGACCAGATCGAGGCACTGATGACCGCGCACGACGAGGCGGACAGGCAGCGATCGAAGTGACTGTCATCGACCCCGGCCGGTTCAGTCACCTGTCCGAGGCCGACAAGCTGTACTACCGGAACCGCCTCGCGGAGGAGACCGCGAAGCGGGGGAAGCGGTCACCGTTCGCGCCTCCGACACCCGGAGCTCTCGCGCTGAAGCACGAGCCGACGACGCAGGTGCAGCGCCCGCACCTCGAGGAAATCGACAAAGCACTCACCTGGGTGAGGGACACCCCGAACGCGAAGCTAATGGTGTGGACACCTCCGCGCGCCGGCAAGAGTCACCGGATCTCGCGGTGGCTCCCGTTCTGGTGGCAGACCGAATTCCCCCGCGACCGGACCGTCCTCACCTCCTACGCCGCGTCACTCGCCCACACCCACTCGGCAGCGGTGCGAGACCTCGTCGCCACCTATGGCGCCGAGTACGGCCTGTTCCTCAAACGCGACGAGAACACACGATCCGACTGGACCACCACCGCAGGCGGCGGCCTGCGTGCCCGAGGCGTCCGAGGAGGCCTCACCGGCCAGGACATGGAACTCGGCATCGTCGACGACCCATACGCTGACCGTGCGCAAGCCGACTCGTCCACCATCCGCAAGGCAGTGGAGGAGTGGTACTCGTCTGCATTCGTCACCCGCCGTAGTCCCGGTGCCCGGCAGATCATCGTCCACACCCGCTGGCACCTCGAAGACCTCTCCGGGATGCTGCTGAAACAGGAAGGCCGCATCGAAGAAGGCGGCGAGTGGCGCGTCCTCCACCTCCCCGCGATCGCCACCGCAGCCGACCCGGAGCGCGGCTTCTACGGAGACGACGCCCTCGGACGCACGCCCGGTGAACCGCTCACCCACCCGAAGATCGACGCCGCCGACACAGAAGCACTCATCGATCACTGGCGCCGCCAGAAGCAATCCGTCACCACCCGCGACTGGGCCGCCATGTTCATGGGCTCACCAGTCACCGCCGAAGGTGCACTCCTCACTGCCGAAGTACTCGCCGCCGCCACCGTCTCCGAGGTGTCCCCACCTCGCCGAGCTGGTGTCGCCGTCGACCCCAACGGTGGTGGCCGAGACACCGCGGGAATCATCGGCGGGCACGTCGGCAAGGACGGCAAGTTCTACTGGACCCACGACCGATCAGCGCTCCTGCAACCCGATCAGTGGTCCCGCGAAGCGTGCCTCCTCGCTGATGAGATCAGCGCCGACCGGATCGTGTTCGAAGCGAACTACGGCGGCAAGATGGCCGGCACTCTCATCAAGCAAGCGTGGGCCGCGCTACAGGACGAAGGCCTGATTCCTCGCAATCACCTGTGCCCGTACATCGCCGAGGTCCACGCACGGAAGTCGAAGTTCCTCCGCGCCGAGCCGATCGCCCAGGCCGTCATCACCGGCCGAGCCAAGTTCGCCCCAGGTCACGGCCTCGCCGGGCTGAAGTCCGAGTTCGAAGTATGGGAGCCCGGCTCCACCTGGTCACCCGGCGCCCTCGACGCCGGAGTGCACCTCGCGTACGAGCTGCTGCCCGCGATCGGTGCCGGTGCGGAGACGCATTCGGTGGCGTCCCGGAAGAAGGGCGACCGTGCTGGTTCGTCGGCGGTGTCGCGTCGACGCAGACGCTGAGTAACCAGGAAACAGTTGCACTGTCACCCTGCGCGCTGTAGGTTCGCAAGGACCGGGCACCGCCAGAACCAACCGCCCCATCGTGAAAGGACCACCACCATGTACCAGCACCTCGACGACAACGACCTCCTCGCCGAGATCGACGTCATCACCCGCGAACGCGACACCCTCGACCGCATCGCCCGCGCCGGCCGTTACGACTCCCAGGACGCCGCACGCCAGGCCCGCAACGTCGGCCAGAAGCTCGTCGGCCTCCACATCGAACGGCAGCAGCGCGGCCTCGACATCGACTCCGCAGCATGAGCGGCACGGAGCGGATCGTGTTCGCCGACCAGCTGAAGACCGGCGACATCATCGTCGACAAGGTCGAACTCTCCCCGGGCGGGCACTGGCTCGACCTGCCGATCGAGCAGCTCACCGTCGGCCAGACCCGGCTCGGCGCCTCCGGCCGCGTCATCGTCACCGACGTCGAACACACCCGCACGGAGTTCCTCCGCACCAGCCAGCGCCTCCGCATCCATCGCGAAACTGACTAGGAGACAGTCATGGACCAGCACACCATCGTCGAACGCGGCGACCTCGCCGCCGACTGGCAGGACGCCGCACCCGCAGCGGACCTGCCCCGCCCCGCCGTCATGGCCGCCATCACCGCCGCCACCATCGTCGGCGCCTGGGGCATCCTCAACGGCCTCGCCGCACTGAACGGTGGTGTGCTGTGACCGTCACCGGATCTCAGCCCACCGAGGTCGCCACCCTGGAACGAGCAGCCATCGCGAAGGTCATTCGCGCCGAACTGCGCCGCTCCAACTGGAACCCCGACTCCATCGCTGACGCGATCCTCGCCGAACCTCTCCGCTTCACCTCAGCGATCCGGCCCCTGTCCGCTAGCGACTACGACGGCCACGACGTCTACAACGACAACAGCCTGTGGGCCGCCGTCCCCGCAGCGATCGGCCCCATCGACGCGATCGCCCACGCGCTCGGCAACCGCATCAACAGCCAGCTCCCCGTCGGGCAGCACATCACCCTGACTGCGACACCGAAGGCGCACACCGGCTCCCAAGCGTTCCGGTCACTCCTACGACGAATGGCACCGAAGCGATGACCGCACCGACCACCTTCCCCATGGCCGTCGCCGTCGCGGACCTGTTCGTCGACCACACCTACCAACGCGACTGCGACATGCAGCGCGTGAAGAAGATCGTCGCCGAATGGGATCCCCGACTCCTCGGTGTCCTCGACGTCTCCGACCGCGGCGAGGACCAGCAGCCACGGTTCGCGATCATCAACGGCCAACACCGTTGGGCCGCAGCAGGAATGCGCGACCCCGACACCCACCTCGTCGTCAACGTCCACACCGGGCTCGACGTCGCAGGCGAAGCGAAACTGTTCGACGACATCGACCGCAAAACCAAACCGATCTCAACCTGGGACCGTTGGCGTGCACGCAAAGCATCCGGCGACAAAGAAGTCACCATCATCGAAGAAGCCGTCGCGCAGCTCGGGCTGGAGATCAACCCGAAACCCGGCCCGAAGAACCTGCGCTGCATCACCAGCCTGGAGAAGCTCCTCCGCAAAGGCGGCCAGTCCCTCGTCGTCAACACCCTGTTCCTGATCACCGACACCTGGCCGCCATCCCAGGACGCACTCGAAGGCGCCATCGTCATGGGCGTCGGCATCCTCCTCGACTCCTACGACGACGTCGAAGCTGGCGCCACCTTCAAGACCGGGCGCCTCGCCGACGCCATGACCGAAGTGACACCACGGCAGATCCGCGCCCAAGCGCAATCGCTGCGGGAGTTCGAGAGCGGCACTCTCGCATCGATGGTCGCCGTCGTCCTCGTCCGCCTCTACAACAAGGAACGCGGCACCAAGCTCGACGAACGGGCACTCCGATGAGCGACCAGCCGGAGTTCACGCCGGCCGACTTCGAGGCGCTCGCTGGTCTCGACTTCCGGCCTGCCTGCGAGCAGTCCATCGGGGCATTCGGGCGCTGTACTAACCCTGCTGACTTCACCGCCCGCCTGCACTGCTGCAAACACGGTCACCATCCGATGCTGATCTGCCGGGGCCACATGCAGGAGGTCACCGTCGACGCGCAGCGCGCGTTCCCGCTCAACTGCACTCTCTGCGGCGTCCTGTTCGAAACATCCGAAGACTGGATCGGAAGGTTCCAACACCTATGACTGTCATCGTTCTCGGCATCGACCCCGGCGCCGTCGCGACCGGGTGGGCGCTGATGCGTCTCGACAGGGGACGGTCCCCGGTGTTCCTGGATGCGGCGACGACGGCGCGGTCGAAGCCTGCCGACTACCGCCCGACCCAGCACCTCCCAGTGGAGGCCGACTACCTGAAGAAGCTCGCCGCCACTGGCGCCCTAGTGGCACGCACAGCCCGCGAAGCCGCCACCGCCAACGGAAGACCCGTCGCACCCATCGTCGTCGGCATCGAAGGAATCACGCGCCCCAACTGGCACATGAACGGCAGAGCCGCAGCCAACCCCGAAGCACTCATCGCAGCCGCCATCGTCCTCGGCAACATCCAAGCCTGGGCCACCACCCAATTCGGGCCCTACACCGAAATACCGCCAGGCGGAAACGGCTCCGCACCACTCGGCACCTACCCGACACAACTCGTCTCCGACGCCGAACGACGAAAAGCCAACTGGCACGCCGCAATCGGAGCCAGCGGCAAACTCCGACACCAACGATCCGCATGGGACGTCGCCCTCACCGCAGCCCGCACCAACCTCAACACACACACCAGCAACACGAAACGGAGCACCACATGAGCAGCGCCACCACGGTCAAACGAACCCAGGAAGAACTCGTCGCCGAACTGCGCGCACGCTTCGGAGACGACCACAAGCAATGGGCATTCATCTGCCCCCACTGCGAGGACATCGCCACTGCCCAGGACTTCAAAGACGCACTCACCGCCAACGACAGCGACGACGACCCGTTCCAGCACCTCGGGCAGATCTGCATCGGCCGACTCCTCGGCGTCCTCAAACGCGACCAGCCGAAGGGCGGCTACACCGGACGCGGCTGCGACTGGGCAGCATTCGGACTGTTCCGCGGACCCGAGTTCGTGATCATGCCCGACGGCAAGGAAGTAGCCAGCTTCGCGATCGCACCGAGGCGCGACTCATGATCACGCCGGAGATCGCGAACCAAGTCCTCCACCACTTCAACCCCAGTGACGGTTACCCGGCTGGTGGATTCGTCACGGATCTGATCGCGCTCATCAGCAAAGCCGACCCGCGCAACAAAGCCCGGTTGGCTATCGGGTTCGGCGGCCACGTCCAAGCCGTCCTCCTCGCACAGGAAGAAGTCGACGGCATCGACCGACTGAAATACATCGCAGCAGGGGACAAGGTGACTCGATGACCTCATATGGCGACTACCCGTACGGGATGACGTTGCGGCCCATCGTTACCTGGCCCAGTGGGCAGACTGCGATACGGCAACGGTCGAACTTCTCGGCGCCATGGCGATCCACCCTCGACCTGCTCGACCGGGAGCTGCACTACCTCGGCACCGGCAACCGCAACGCTCCCGCCGTCCTGCAGATCGCGATGCGCGAGCAGGACTTCCGGCTCGACGGCATGCCCCGCGCCAACGCCGTTCCCTCGCATCCGGGTGTAATCCTCGCGATCGAATCGAACAAGGGGCCATTATCATTTCCGTGCGACCGCTTCGATCGGTGGCAGGACAACCTGCGCGCTATCGCCCTTGCGTTGGAAGCGCTCCGCAAGATCGACCGCTACGGCATCACCCCCAACGCCGAGCAATACACCGGTTGGAAGCAACTCGGCACCGCCGCCGATAGCCAGACGCCCGAAGCCGCCCTGCGCTACCTGAAGCGCGTCTCTGGTTCGCAGCTCGCGCAAACCACCGAGCAGACCTATCGCAAGGCACGAGCCAACGCGCACCCCGACCGCAACAACGGTGACCGATCCCAGTGGGACCGAGTCGAAGAAGCTGCCGCGATCCTGCGGCGAGAAGGGCGGCTCGCATGAACCAGGACGAGATCATCGAGGCCGAAGTCGAGAAGGCCGAACAGCGGTACCGGGATCGTCGTAGCGCCTTCGCGACGAACCGGTTCTTCCGCTCCGTGGATCCGCTGGGTGTCGGTCCCGAGATCAACATGGCGCACCTCCGGATGGATCTCGCCGAGATCGCCGAGCTGTACGGGTTCGACTCTGCGACAGGCGAATACCTGGCCGTCGAACCGTGGCTGACGCTGGCCCAGCAGTTGAGCACGTGGAGAGTGCCCGTGGATCTGTTCGACGCCAGCTCGTGGCGTGACTTGGACATCCGTATCGACGATCCGAGGTTCACATGACGAAGCGCACAGGCGTGCGCGCTCGTATCGGGTGGCGGCTCCGCTGCTGGGCCGACCGTGTCGACCGCGAGCACGCAACGTTCCTGACCGGATGGACATTCACGTTCGAGCCAGACGTAGGTGTCGTGTTCCGTGACGACGGGCGCGGTTGCCCGGTCTCGTACTTCGGCCCCGAATACGACCGCGCCCACGACGACGCCGGGCCGGTAGCGCCGGAGCGTGTTCACACGGCGAAGGCGTGGGTGCCGACGCAGCTCCACGCCACCCAGCTGTCACTGACTCAGCGGGATGCGCGCGCCCGGTGGTGGCACTTGCTGGGACACAAAGGGGGCGAGAACTGGTGATGTGGTGGCATCGTCTCGTCGGGCACGAGCAGGCCTGGCGTGCACACTCCGCGCCCGGCCTGCGTGGTGAACCGTTCCACGTCCTCGTCGTCACCTGCTCATGCGGGAAGGAATGGTGGAAATGAACCCGTGGTGGCTGCTCGTCGCGTTCTCGGTCGGGTGGTTCGCGTCGTGGGTGTTCGGGGGTACGTGGGTGCCGTGGCGTCGTGCACGCGTCGGTCAGTGTCCGCTGTGTTTCTCGCATCCGCCGCTGCCGGAATGTCCTGTCTGTGAGGGTGATCGACGGTACGGGCCCGCGCATCGCGGCAAGGCGCAGCAGATCTGGCTGCGTCGGTACCGGGGGCAAGAGTGGTGGAGGCGCATCCGGTGAACGCCAGTCGTGCGACTCAGACCAGCCGCGCTGTCACTGCCGGGTGTGACCGCTGTCGAACGAAGTGGACGTCCGCGAACGCGCAAGCCGTCGCCGCGAAACACCACGACACCTACGGCCACAAAACGTGGGTGGAGCAAGTACTCACCATCCAATACGGCGACGGGAAACCCGAGACCGAACAACCAGCCCTCTTCGGATAACGCTTGTCGGGAGTGGCTAGGGATACCCTTGCAGTGTTCCCTTGTCACTCCCGGATGATTGGTGCTGGTGCATGACGGTCACGGTGTTCCTGTTGGCGCTCGGTGCCACGTTGCGGGTCACACGGTTTCTCTCCGACGACTATCTGACGCGGAATGTGCGGGCGTTCTTCATCCGCCGCTTCGGTGAGGATCACGATCTCGCTTATTTGGCGGGCTGCCCGTGGTGCCTGTCCATCTACATCGGCGGCGGTATCGGCACCCTGGCGTGGTTCTACGGGGAGCATCCAGGGTTCCTGATCCCCGCGATCTGCCTGACCATCTCGTGGCTCGTCGGTATCGCGTCCACATGGTTGGACGGTGACGCCTGATGTCCGCACCGATCCGCAGGCGTCGCCCCGAATCCACGGCGTCTATCGAAGCTGCACGGCTCAAAGCGAAGTCGCAACGCACCACCATTACACGCCGCAAGATGCGGGAAGTGCCCGGCGCGATCGTCGCCCACATCAACATTCCGTACGACGGCGGCGGCGACCTCAGCCAAGGCCACCACTCGCTCACTGCGGCAGCGAAGATCGTCCACGGCGGCAACGTCGCGTCCTCCTCGAAAGCCCAGTTCAAGAAGCAGGCGTGGCAGAAAGACTCCTGGGAACTCCGCAGCCAGGTCGGTGAGTTCCGGTTCGCTGGTGACCGCATCGCCCGCGCTGTCTCGCAGGTCAAGTTCTTCGGCGCCAAGGTCGACGACCCACTCGCTGAACCCGATGCTCTCACCGAAGGCCCGGCGTTCGAACTGTCGAATGGGATGCTCGGCGACAAGGCCCGCACGCAGCAGTCCGTGAAGCGGGCCGCGCAGCAGCTCTCGTTCTCTGGTGAATCGTTGCTCGTCGTCTCCCAGGACGACAACGGACGCCACCACCTCGACCCCATGTCCACCACCGAGCTGACCGGTGCCGGTAAGACGTGGACCGTCAACGACGGCATCGAGCCACGCAAGCTCACCGACGACGAGCTCGTCATCCGCTGCTGGACACCCGACCCCGAACAGTCCGCACTCCCTGACTGCCCGGCACGCGCTGTCCTGTCCAACGCACGGACGTTGCGGGAACTGTCGAAGCACACCAGCGCCCAAGTCGAATCCAGGCTCGCAGGTGCGGGCATGCTGCTGCTGCCGAAGGAAATCGAAATCGCAGCCGGGCAAGGCGACCCCGAACGAGGAGACGAAGACGACGACGAGATCGACCCGTTCGTCGCCGACTTGATGGACATGATGATGACCGCCCTGTCCGACCCGGACTCGGCGGCCGCGCTGGTGCCGTTGATCGCGAAGGTGCCGGCCGAGTACGTCGACAAGATCAAGCACCTGACGTTCGCGACACCGCTGGATCCGCAGGCGTCGAACCTGCGGGCAGAGGAGATCCGCCGCATCGCGCTCGGTATGGACTCGCCGCCTGAGGTGCTGCTCGGTATGGGCTCATCGAATCATTGGAGCGCGTGGGCAGTCGGTGAGGACGAAGTCACCCTCGCAGTCATCCCAACAGCAGCGACGATCGCTCACGCACTCACGATCGGCTGGTACCAGCCCGCCCTCCAACAACTCGGTGTACCCGACTGGGACCGTCACCAGATCTGGATCGACGCATCGGCACTGAAGCTCCGACCGGATCGTTCGAAGGACGCGCAAGCGTTGTACGAGAAGAAGGAACTGTCGGCGAAGTCGATGCGCGCCGAGAACGGTTTCGACGAGGACGACGCCCCGGAGGACGAGGAGCGGATCAACCGGGAACTGTGGGCGCTCGTGTCGGCGCAGCCTCAGCTGGGGCCTGCTCTGATCCCGTACCTGGTGCCTGGTCTGCCTCAGGAGGTGTTGGACGCTCTGTCGGGGATCGTGCCGGACGACACACCTGAGGAAGTGAACGACACCCCATCCGACGCTGCACCGACTGACGAGCAGCATTCCCTCCCCACACGCGGTGACACCGCGCCCGCGCAAGGCGACGCCGGCACCGGGGAGGAAACTCTGTGACCACCACAACCGTCGACGAGGCCGCCTTCCTCGCCTGCGAAATGGCCGTCCTCCGTGCCCTCGAGATGGCAGGGAAACGCTGCCGAGGAGTCTCACGCGAGCGCCGCAAGCAGCTGATCTCGCAGGTGCCGGACTACCTGCTGTACATGCAGCTCCACTACTCCGACATCAGCGCTGATGCTGACCGGATCCTCGACGGCGCATGGGCACACCTCCGACTCGTCCTACCGGGCCGCACCGACCTGTACCAAGCCTGCGACCGCTACGTCCGCGACCTGCTGGCCCGCCGCACCCCACACACCAAGGCCGCGCTCGCGGCAGTACTGGAGACGTCACTGTGACCGCACTCGCTCCGACAGCCACTCATCACGAGGTCGTCCTGTGGCTCGCCGCGCACGTCGACAAAGCGATCCTCGCGAACCTCGTCGTCGTGTTTCTCGAACAGGACATCGAGCACCGGGACGGATTGCTTGAGCAGCTCGCGGAGGTGTGGCAGCTGAAGGACCCCGAGGGCTGGTTGCAGTTCTCATCCTGGGCCGCTCGACGTGCCACCGTCTAAGGGCGTCGATCCGTTCCTGGCGCAGCGTCGCCGTACTGACGCGATCCTGACGGTAGGGGAGCGGAAGGCGCATGCGGCGTTGATCGTCGCGATGACCCGCTGGCTCGATGCCGCACGGGCGTTGGTGTTGCATCAGCCGCTCGACGTACTGACCGCTGCTGCGGGTGACCAGCCGCCTGACATCGATGCGGCGCGCGCGTCGTTCGAAGTGTGGTCGCGCGCGTTGATCGAGAACGTCGAACCCGTCCTCGAGGAAGCGTTCAGTGAAGGGTTCCGGCAGCAATCCAGGGTCGCCGACATCTCCCCAGTGCACTACCAAGAGGAACACATGCGGTCGGTGCACGACCGCCTGAAGATCTGGCCCGAAGGCGCATTCGAAGAACTCCGACCCGAGCTGCTGGAGGCGATGGCGGAGGGTGAGGACTACGACCAAGTCACCGACCGCATCGGCCGGATCCTGAACATCGACGCACCGTCCCGTCGAATCCGTGCCGAGATCTCGGAGATCGACCGCAAGCTCGCCGACGAGGCCACACCGTCAGCGGAGATCGCAGGCCTGAAAGGCCGCCGCCGACAACTGTGGGAGCAGCACGACGAGTCCCTGCTGGAGTGGCAGTGGAAGGCCCGACGCATTGCCCGCACCGAAGTGCACGGTGCGATGCAGGCAGGGACGTGGGCGGCTGCTCAGGCGTCAGCGCAGGCGACGGGGAAGAAGATGTACAAGGCGTGGCTCGCGACGTCGGATGAACGCACCCGTGTCGAGCATGTCGTCGCCGAGGGGCAGATGGTTCCGTTGGAGACGTCGTTCTCGGTGGCCGGCTATCCGATGATGTTTCCCGGCGACCCATTCGCACCCGGGCACCTCGTGATCCAGTGCAGGTGCAGTATGCGGATCCTCACCGAAGACGAAGTCCAGACCGAACTGCAAGGCCAGTGGGGAGGCCGCGGCGTCGGCCCCGGCAACGCGCGCCTCGGACCCGACCTCAACGACGACGTCACCCTGGCGATCGAGAAGTGGAAAGCCGAACAGCGCGGTGAGGTCGTCGGCGACAACCGACCGCCGTGGCAGCAGGAACGCGACGCCAGGCGTGAGGCTCCGACGGAACGGAACCCTGGCTGGACGGATGACGCGTTCGGGCCGCCACAGCAGTCCGAGACTCAGTCCGAGACTGTGGTCCCCGACGACGACGAGGATGATCCGTTCGCCGAGCATGACCGCTTGTTCGATGATGACGGTGATCTCGGTGACGACGACCTGGACCGCGACGCCCCGGACGAAGAACCATCCGGAAATTCCGGAGAGTTCGACGACGAGGACGACGAACACTTCGGGCCACTCGAACCCACCACCGTCGACGGCACCGACGAAGTCACCGACGGCCTCGCACGCCGCGACGTCCAGGACTACCCTGAACCGCTCCGCGAACGCCTGCAGGAGAACGGCGTCACCGTCGAAATCGCCGACACCATCCTCGACGCACCAGCAGGCGCATTCCTCGCAGACGACGAAGTCGACGACGGCCGCCCCTGGGACACCGTCGGCGGCGTCTACCTCAACTACGGCGACCAAGGCGGCGCCGTCATCCTGTCCGGCGTCGAGCACGGTTCCGAGAACATGGCGTTCCACGAGCTCTCGCACGCTGTCGACGACAAGTACCTGCACAACCAGCCGCTCACCGTGGAGTGGCAGGAGCAAGGTGCACGGCACCTACCGGCGTCGATCCGGCCTGCCGTCCAGCAGCCGTACCGACGCCGCATCACCCGCGTCACAGACGACCCGTATCTGGAGTGGGCGCACAAGATCGTCTTCGCCGAGAACAAGGCCGATCACTACTACGTCACCGGCAGCACCGGCGATGAGCGCTCCGGACGGGATGAATGGTTCGCCGAATCGCTGGCTGCGTTCCTCGTCGGCGCCACAGCGAAGATGCTCGAAGTGTCCGGTGGGAATCGTCGCGTAGTCGATGTGCTCACCTGGACGTTCCGACGTATCCTGAAGCTGTGATCCTCCCGGTGCTCCTCCTCGACGACGGACGGTATCTGACACTGTCCGGTGAGGTGCTGCCCGCGGTAACGATGGTGGCGGATGCGCGGAAGCGTGTGTTCACCACAGCGCGCGGGGATCGGATCGAGCGGCCGCCACTGTACGCGGACCGCGATTGGGATGCCGCCCGCGAGCTGGCGCCCGGTCCTGCTGTCACGTTGGCTGAGAAGCCCGCCTCGATCAATCGGTGGGTGAAGGCTGCCGAGCGCGGCGGCCTGGTCCTCGCCGAACTGACCGCCGTACCTGCCTGACTTATTCCCTCGTGCCCGTTCGGTTCCTGCTGTCTCACGAGTGACACGGATACAGTTATCGCTGTCCCCTGTGCAGCGAGGAGTAGCGGATGAGCGCGCCGACCCTGGATCGACCCGATACCGCCGACGCGGGTACTGAACTGCCGACTGGGTGGCGTGGCCCGATCATGCCGATGAACACCCGCTCCGGTGACCGGCGCGAGTTCCTGCTGGCGGATGGCGCGGAGCCGGGTGTGCGTCCGCTGCCGCAGCCGTTGAATGCGCAGAAGCAGCTCGCGGAGAACCACAATGGTTCGACGGTCGTCGGGCTGATCACGCGTGTGTGGGTGGAGGACGGGCATCTGTGGGCTGAGGGTCCGTTCGATCTGGAAGACCCGGAGGCGCGTGATTGGGCGGCGAAGGTGGGGCGTGGGATGGCGGGCTGGGTGTCCGCCGACATGTCCGACATTTCCGTCGAGCAAGTCCCGTTGGATGAGAACGACGAGGTGATCACCGACGAGGTGTTCGCTGAGTTCGAGGCTGCTCACAATGCGTGGGTGGAGGCCGGCGCTGAAGGCACTCCTCCACCCGGACCTGATGTGCGCGAGGTGTTGTACCGCGTCCCCAGCTGGAAGCTGATGGGCGTCACCCTCGTCTCCGGGCCCGCGTTCGAATCGGCGCGCATCGAACCCGTCTACGGGGAAGAGTTCACACCCGTCCACGCCAAAGACGCGCTCGTCGCTGCAGCAGCGGTGCACACCGGAGCGATGATCGCGCTCGTCCCGTCGGAGGAGGACTGCGCACGGTTGGCGGTCGACGGTTACGAGGCACCCGAGATTCTGCACACCACCCTCGTGTTCCTCGGTGAAGCAGCCGCATGGGACGACACACAACGCGATGCGCTCGAGCAGGCCGTGCGGGAACTCGGGTTGCCGACCTCGCTGCAGGGCAACGTCTTCGGTCACGCACGGTTGAACCCGGACGGTGACGAGCCGTGCGCCGTGTACCTCGTCGAAGCCGAAGGCCTGTCGTCGCTACGAGCCGCCACGTTCGGGGTCGTCGCCGAAGGCGGACTTATCGACGAAGTGTTCCCGAAGATCCCCGACCCCTACGACAACTTTCTGCCCCATGTGACTGCTGGCTATAACCTCGACGTCGATCAGCTCACCGAGACCGGGCCGATCCGCTACGACCGCATCCGGATCTCGTTCGCCGACACCGACGTCCGAGACATCCCCTTCGAACCCATCGGAGCCGCATTGGTGGCGTCGGGGATCGTGTACGACGCTGAGGATTTCGAGCAGCCCGAACCCGACGAATACACGATGGTCACCGTCACCGACGACGGGAAAGTGTTCGGGCACATCGCACCGTGGGACGGCTGCCACGCCGCGTTCCCTGATGCCTGCGTATCCCCGCCGTACTACCCCGACGACGACTACAACGCCTTCCACCAAGGCGGCCCGGTCGCCACCACCAACGGCATGGTCCGCGTCGGGAAGATCACCTTCGGCACCGGCCACGCAGGAATGCAGCTCGGTGTGCAGGGCGCGCTCGCGCACTACGACAACACCGGCACCGTCGGCGCCCTCGTCCGCTGCCGCAACGGCGAACACGGCCCGTTTGTCTCCGGACGGCTACTGCCCGGCCTGTCGGATCACCAGATCCACACCGTCCAGTTCTCGGCGGTGTCGGGAGACTGGCGCAAACTCCGACCCAACGCGCGCACATCGGCACGCCTGGAGCTGATCGCTGTCCTGTCCGTGAACAGCCCTGGGTTCATGGCGCCGAGGAACCGCGCCTTGGTTGCGTCGGGTGCGCAGACGTTGATCGCGTCCGGTGCACTCGTCACCTCCGATCCCGTACCCGAGGTGAAGCCGGTGCCGGCGTCGAAGCGCATCGCACTCGATCAGGTCATCGCCAACGCGACCCGCGCCACCCGGTGTGCTGCTGCCGCACAGAAGGTCCGGGACGCGCGCCTGTCGATGCTCCGCAGCCGTGTCGAACACCTCAAGGCCCGCCGCGTGGAAACACCCGAAGGCGCAAAACACTACGGCCAGCCCGTCGGCTCGATCATTGTCGACGACCCAGACGTACCGAACTTGCCCGGCGGAAAGAAATCCAAGGACACACCGGACGCCCCAGACACGACAGCCGACACCCCTGACGCACCCGAAGCCGACAGCAAAGAATCGAAGATCGACCCCGAAGACTCCCCGTACCTCGACGACATCGCGGCCCTCTACCGCGGCGACATGTACTACCGCGTCGACGACGAAGACGAGTACACCAGTGACCTAGAGACTCGACTCGAGAACGCAGGCATGTCCAGCAACGAGGACTACGTCCAGGAACTTCGGGACCGTATCGACGGCCAGCGCAGACCTGTCCCTGACTGGCCCGGAGCGGAGCTCGCCCAACCCTCATCGGAGGAAGTGAACTCAATAGCTGCGCAGTGGCGGTACTCGCAGTTCTACGACCATATCGACGACTGGCGCACCGAGTCCCGAGAGCTCCAGCAGAACGGCTGGAATCACGAAGACTGGGACGAGTGGGCCGAATCCCCATCTGTCGGTCCGCTCGTCGCGGCGATCGCACACAATCCGGAGACCGAGAGTCCGATCTACCGAGGCATGTCCGTGAATCAGGAGTACCTGGATCAGATGACCCCTGGTGCTGAGTTCTCGATGGGGATGTCGTCGTTCACGACGAATGAGCGCGTCGCTGGAAACTTCGCGCGAGACCCTGCGGGCGATGGCCGGCACGCGGATCTCGGTGAAGGTGCATCCAACCCGTTGGTTATGACCGTCGAGCCCGGAGCCCGTGCGGTGAACCTCGGTGACGGTGTAGAGGAGCACGTGACGATGGGACGGTTCGCGATCGTCGAACGAGTCGAACGTGACGGCACGGTGTACATAACCCTCAGGCAGACAAGTCCATTGGAGGCGTCGTGACAGAAGAAGCACGCAACATCCTCGACGAGCCGCAGGACATCACGTTCATCACGCCGTCTGATGAAGCATTGACAGCCGCGTCGGCGAAAACCGATGACCAGAAAGCGAAGCCACTGGAACGGTACTGGACCCAAGGGAAAGGCCTGGCCCGCTGGGCCGACTCTGCGACACCGTTCCGGACGTTGGTGTCCGAACTCCGCAAGGAGATTCCCGCCGACGAGATGACACCCGAACAGATCAACGGCCTCGCTGCTACCTACTACCGAAAGGTCAAGGGGGAGTGGCCCGGCAAGCGGGGCGGCGACAAGAAGGAACGACTGGCGCTCGCAGCGCAGCGTGTACGTGTGGGCAAGCTCGCGCTACTGCGGAGCCGAATCGATCGACTACAGAAGGGCTGACTCATGGGATGTAACTGCGGCGGTAGGAAAGCGGTCACGCATCAGGTGACACGACCCGACGGAACCACGAAATCGTATGGGACGGCAGCGGAAGCGAAAGCCGCAGCCACCGCGTCAGGTGGCAGCTATGAGCGGATCGAACACTAGGTTGACGACTGAACGGCACACCACGATATAGAGTGTGCGGTGTATCGCCGCTGGCCTCGGGCCGGGCACTTGTTGCCCGATTTGACCGCAGGAGGCCCGCGGTGGACATCACCCTTCAGGATCTCGTCAACGCCGTACAGGAAGCCGAAGCCGGCAAGGGCGCCGAAGCGCTCGCCGCGTTCCTCGCCGACAAGCCCGAGCTCGACATCACTGCCCTGAACCAGGATGCGCTGAAGCAGTTCAACGAACTGTTCGACGGCGCGAAGACTTCCGACGAGGCGACGAACGCTGTCGAGTTGCTCGGTGAGGTCATCGAGGGTCTCGGCGCGGAGCAGGGTCGCCGCGACAGTGTTGTCACCGAGCGCGCGTCGCGTCTGGATGCGTTGAAGGCGAAGGTCGAGAAGACCGCCGCTCCCGGTGAGGGCGACGAGACGCCCGCCGAGGGCGAGACCACCACGACTGCTGCCGAGGATGCTTCGGCTGGCGAGGAGTCGGAGGCGGGCGAGGCTGGTGCTGGCGGGGAAGCTGCATCGGCCCCCGTCGCCGAGACCGCAGCTCCTGCAGGCGAAGCCGTTGCGGAGGCGCCGTCGGGTGAAGCACTCGCTGCGTCGAACACTCCGGCTCCGCGTCGCCGTCAGCCGCGCGTCGATCTTGCTGCGATCCGTGCCACCGCGCCGAAAGCTCAGGCCCCGGTGGAGCAGAAGCAGCTGTCGGTGATCACCGCCGCCGCCGACGTCCCCGGCGTGTCGATGGGTTCGAGCCTGGAAGGGATCAAGGGTCTCACCGAGGCCGCCGTTGCTCGCATGAAGGCACTGCCGACCGGACCGGTCGCTGGCGGCCCCGGCGGCGACGAAATCCACGGTGCCGGACAGCGCGTCTCGGCGGGTATCGCGTCGATCTCGAACATGTTCCCCGCCGAGTTCGGTGTGAATATGCGCGACGGTGACGAAGCCGCTATCGCGCTCGCCACCGACGAGTCCCGGCTGCCCGGTGGTTCGCTCGTGGCGTCGGGTGGCTGGTGCTCCCCGTCGGAGACGATCTTCGAGCTCGCGGGCGAGTTGGAGGCGATCACCAACCTGATCGACCTGCCCGAGGTTCAGGTCAATCGTGGCGGTATCCGCACCACCGAGGGCCCCGACTTCTCGACCCTCTTCGCTGGGGCCGGGATCGGTGTCGTCAAGACCGAAGCCGAGGCCATCGCTGGTTACACGAAGGCTGTGTATCGGGTGCCGTGCACCAACTTCGAGGACACCCGCGCAGGTGTCGTTCACACGGGTATCGAGGCGGGCATCCTGCAGAACGATGCGTACCCGGAGCTGACGCAGCGCGTCACCCGAGGCGCACTGGTCGCGCATGCGCACAAGGTGAATGCGGAGTCGATCCGTCAGGTCGAGGCTCAGTCGACGTCGGCCGGCACACTCGCATTCGGGCCGTCCGCCAGCACTGCGGTGCTGAACGGTCTGGTGCTGTTGGTGACGCACTACCGGTACAAGTACCGCGCCGCAGACACTATGTCGCTCGAGGTCAAGCTGCCCCTGTGGCTGAAGGAAGTGTTCCGTGCTGATCTGGCGGTCACCTCCGGGTGGTCGCGTGACGACGCACTGAAGGTCACGGACGCTCAGATCAACGCGTGGTTCGCGGTGCGGAACCTGTCGGTGCAGTGGCTGTACGACTGGCAGGACGCCTACACCGGAGTCACCGGCGGTTTCGGTGGCACCACGGTGCCGACGGCGTTCCCGACGTCGGTGAAGGCGATCGTCCACGCCCCGGGCGCGTTCATCCGTGGCCGTGGTGACGTCATCACCCTCAACGCCGTCTACGACTCGACGAACATCAAGGTGAACGACTTCCTCGTTCTGTTCGCTGAGGAGAAGCTGCTCGTCAAGCGCCGCCAGTACCTGTCCTATGTGGCGACGTTGCCGCTGGCGATCAACGGTGTGACGGGTGCACCGGCTGAGTTGACCGCGCAGGGTGTCATCGCTCCTCCTGCCTGATACCTACCTCGGGCCACCAGCCCCCCGGTGGCCCGAGGTAGCCCCACCCCAGCTATCTCAGGAGGAGTTTCGTGGCGACAGTCGCGCCCCCGAAGTACGTTGCCGCGCCGTCGGTGACGGCGTCACGGTTCGGACTGCTGTCCGCCGCAGACCTCATCCAGATCACGGACCCGCATGAACGGAACGGTGTGGAGTGGCAGTCCCCTCCCGCTGGTCCTGCGAAGTACACGCCGTATCAGTGCAATCCGGGTTCGGCGGACCCGATCTCGGTGGAGGACGGTCTGCCGGTCACTCAGGCGTCCCCGATCACCGTCTACAACGGATTCACCTGCCGCGCAGTCGGACTCTCCGAGGGCGAGATGCTCGACCATGCCCGTGCCGCGTTGGCGGGTGGGGAGCAGACCGCGCTCGAGCATGTCCTGTGGGGTGACGCAGACATCGACTTGAAGTTGATGGAGGACGGCGAAACCGACCTCCTCGCAGACGATCCCGTCTCGTTGGTCGCTGGCCTCGGGCTGCTGGAGAAGCACCTGAACGATTCGGGTGTCGGTGTCGGTGTCATCCACTCACCGCGTGAATACGCGCCCCTGTTCGCTGCCGAGCATCAGCTGGAGTCGGAGGCCGGCCGCAAGGTCACCGTCCTCGGCACCAGGTTGTCGTTCGGCTCCTACCCGGGCACAGGCCCCGACGGCACCGCCCCTGCTGCCGGTACCGGCTGGCTCGTCGCTACCGGCCCGGTTGTGGTGCGCCGCACCGAAGTCGTCCATCGACCCGACTCGTATGCGTCGTCGTTCGACCGCTCCAACAACGAGATCTTCCACATCGCCGAACGCACCTTTGTTGTCGCGTGGGACGACCGTGTCCGCGCAGCTGTACCCGTCACCCTCTAAGGAGTAGTTGTCATGCCTACGATCATTCCCGGCCCTGACACCGACGTCCCGGCGTTGGCACGCAAACTCCTCGACGCCGCCGATCACCCGTCCGAGGTCGCGACCGACACGTCGGGTAACACAACGGCTTTCGTGATCTCCGACGAGCTGGCTGAGAAGCTCGGCTACGGCACCGTCGACGTCGAAGAGCCCGAGGATGGCGACGGGCACGTCGACGTCAACGGGTCCACCGAATCCGTTGAACCCGGCAACGTCCACGAGGACAACGAGACCGTCGAAGAACCCAAGCGCGGCGGCGCTGGGTCCGGTGGCGAAGTCTGGTACGCCTTCCTCGAGGACCAGGGCGTCGAGATCCCCGACGACGTCACCGCCGACGACCGCACCGAACTGATCGCACTCTGGGATGCTCACAAGGCAGCGCAGGGCTGACACATGGCACCCGAGCTCGGCGCACTGACGCCGTTCCGGGCCGCCTGTCTGGCGGGGCCGCTGGGAGTAGTGATGCTCCTCGGCGGCCCTCGCCGTGTCGGCGGACCCTCGTACTCGACCGTCGTCGCTACCGGCGGCGAAGTCGTGTGGGGCATCGGATTCCTGATCCTGTCCGTCGCGCTGCTCGTCGCGAACCGGTGGTGGCATCGGCTCCTGTTCCACGCCTACATGGCTGCCGCTACCGGCTATGCCCTGTTCGTGGCCGCATTCATCTCCGCCGCATTCAGCATGTCCACGGCTGGACTGACGGGCATCGTCGTCTACGGCTGGGTCGCGTGGATGCACATCATCGCCGCCGCCGCTGTCTCGACCGGCGCGATCTCCCGATTCCTGCTGCGGGTACTCCGAATTCGGAGGAACTGATGCGCGCGCTCATCGTCCGGCGCGCGGGCGAGTTCGAGAAGACGACGTTCGACCTGTCGATCGCTGTCGGCATCCTGGGCCTGGTCCCAGGAACCGATATTTCGTCGGCGGTCCGGTTGGCGTTCCCGTCGTTCGCGTTCGTGTTCTTCGGCATCGTCACCCTCGCCGGTATCGGTGGCCGCATCGCAACATGGAAAGCAGACCGCGAGCGCACCATCGCCGACATCAGGCACGAATGCCAGGCCGAGTTGATCGTTCTCGCGATCCTCGGACTGTGCTGGGCGATGTACTCGGGCAGCAACTTCGTGCTCCTCCTCGAAGGGCGCTCGTCGACGATCCCGATGCTGATGGGAATCTCGATCCTCGTCGCATCGATCCGCCGCAGCATTCGTATCTGGCGGGACATCCGCAAGCTGAACCGTGCACTGGTCAATCCGAAGTCCGCTACCCCGCCGCCTCTCGGCGACCCGGACGATGAGAGCGGGGAGGTAGGAGGTGGCTGACGCCGCATCTCTGCTCGACACCATCGGCAAGGTGTTCGCGATCGTCTCCACGCTCGGCGTTGCTGTCCTCGGTACGAAGTTCTGGCAGTGGCGATCCGAAGCGCGTAAGGCGGCAGCTGACGCCGCGAACGGTGAAGCGACAGCCGGGGAGACGCTGGTTCAGACAGCGATGCAGCTGATGAACCCGGCGCTCGTCAACGCCATGGGCAAGCGCCTGACGGTCCTCGAGACGTGGGCTGAGAAGGAACGCGAATGGCAGGGCGAAGTCCTGTCCGAAGCGCGAGCGCATGGATGGACGCTGCCGGCGCCCCCGCCGTTCCCGAGACCCGGTGGCGACAATCCGCTCGCACCGAACCCGACGCCGTAGGAAGGGAGTGACATGACGACTGTGTTCGACAACTTCTCCGACGGCCGCCTCGCCGGGCTGCAGGGGAAAGTGTTGCTGCAGCCGGTCGGTGCCCGCGCGTCCTCGGACGGCACCCGCACTGTGTTGGGTGCGAAGTTTGCTGTGCTGGTGCCTGCGTCGGGTGCGTTCACGGTGAACGTCGATGCCGGGCATTTCCAGGTGTGGCGGGAGTTCCTCGGGTTCACCGACGGCCCGCATCACATCGTGGTTCCTGCGTCGGGGACGGTGCGGTTGCGGACGTTGATGCAGTCGACGGGTGCGCCTGCACCGCCGCCGGGTTCGGTGATCAATCTCGGTGGTGTGCTCGGTGCCCGGAAGGTGACGGCCGCTGAGTATGCGGCGCTCGGTGTGAACGCTGATCCTGCTGTCCTGTACGTGATCGTCTAAGGAGTAATCGTGGCTGTCTCTGGTGTGCCGTACGGGCTGGCGTTGCAGTCGTTGGCGGCGAAGGAAATCAATCTGGCGTCGGACACGCTGAAGGTGATGCTGTGCACCGCCTCGTACACGCCGAACCGGGATACGCACCGCTACAAGTCGTCGGTGACGAACGAGGTGTCGGGTACTGGCTATACAGCGGGTGGTGCGACGCTCGGGTCGGTGACGGTCACCTACGATGCGACGCTGCACCGGCTGGTGCTGAAGGCCGCGGACACGGTGTGGTCGGGGTCGACGATCGCGAACGCCCGCTACGCCGTCATCTACGACTCGACGCCGTCGACGGACGCGACGCGCCCGCTGCTCGGGTATGTCGACTTCGGTGAGAATCTGTCGTCGACGTCGGCGCCGTTCACCATCGTGTGGGATGCCACGTTGGGTGTGCTGTATCTGTCTGCGGCGTAGCTGATGTTGCGTCTCGACGGTGTGGAGCCGTCCGATCTGCGGGTCGGTCAGACGCCTGTGGTGGCGCTCGCTGTCGGGTCGGTGTTGGTGTGGCAGCGAGATCCGGGGAGTGCTCCGGTGACGGTCGCAGCCGTGCCGGTGATTGTGACGGTGAAGGTTCCGGCGCCTGTGGTGGCGTCGGGTGGCAGCGTCACCGTCCAGGTAGCTCCTGTCGTCGCGTCGCTGGTTGTGCCTGTCCCGGTGCCGTCGATCCCTCGCAGTGTTCAGGCGGTCCCCGTGTCTGCCGCTGTCGTCGTCCCCGCACCGGCTGTCGCAGTGGGTGCGCCGTCGACTCCGGTCACCGTCCAAGCTGTACCCGTCTCGGCGTCCGTCGTGGTCCCCGCACCGGTCGTCGCGATCTTCCCGACTCCGGTGTCGGCGTTCGCCTTCGGCGAGCAGTCGGGGTCGACGGCCGCGTCGAAGGTCGGCTCCTACACCCTCACCGCTGCGACACCGTCGAACGCGTGGGGAGGCGGCGCAGCGGTCGGACCGTTCTCGGGTGCGTTGGGCGCCAACACGACTCTCGCATCGTGGTCGCTCACCTTCGACGTCGTCGTCACCACACGACCCACCTCCGGTGACTTCTCGTCGATGGTGCACATCGGGTTCCCCGTCGACTACTACTTCGAGATCAACTCGGCCGGCATCTTCGACGTGTTCCTCGGCGGCGCAACCGCGTTCGAGGCACCGGCCGCGTTGGTGAACGGCACGAAGTATGCGCTGGCGGTGACGAAGACCGGGACGACGCTCGTCATCTACGTCAACGGTGTTGCAGTGCTGACGAACACCGCCATCGGGTCGACGAACGCCGCGAACTTCTCCAACGTCGCGAACGTCATCGCCGACGGCTTCTCCGGATCGATCGACAACCTCCGCTTGTTCGCCTCCGCGTTGACCGCCGCACAGGCCGCCAATGTCGCGGCCGTACCCGTGTAGACGGCTATCCTGTCCAGGTAGTGCTGCTGGCCTCGGGCCGGGCGGAGACCCACCACCAGAGGGCACGCCATGACATCTCCCACGCCGCCAGCGAACGGCGACACAGTTCCCCTCATCGGGGTCATCACCACCGTCTATCTGAAGGCCGGCGAAGTAGCGAACGTCATCTGGTCGCCGTTCTACACCACCTACGTCGAGCGCGGGTACGCGAGCATCTACACCGGGTCGATCACACCGACACCGGTGTACAGGTCGTTCTCGGATCAGGCGGTCGCGGACCTCGTCGGCACCGAGACCGCGAAGACGCGGTTGGCGCTCGAGGTGCTCATCGAATCGTTCGGCGGCGGCGGTGGGGGAGGCCTCACGGACGCGCAGATCGCGGCGTTGGTGACGGCGTCGAGCTCGTCGCTGAAGACTGCACTCGACCAGCATTATGCACCCGTTTCTCTGGCACCGGGTGGCTCCGCTGGGCAGGTGCTCGCGAAGACCGCAGACGGGGTTGCGTGGACGGCGCAGGCAGCCGGTTCCGACCCCGCCGAGATTCCCCGCCGAATCCTCACCAAGGCCCTCGCGCAACGCGGCACACAGATCGTCAACACCGGCATCATGGGCGCATCCGTCGCAGCCGGACACAACTCCACTCCCCGGTGGCGCAAGTTCTGGAACCTGCTTGGTGAGGCATTCCACGCCCAGTACAACCCGGTCGGCATCGCAGGCGGCTTCCACTCCCTGCTCACCGAACTGAATTCGTGGGCCTTCACCGGCACCACCTCCCAGGTCCGCCGAGGATTCGGCACCGGCTCGGTCGCCTTCTCGGCAGGCGCGACCGCGAGCCTGAGTCCCGCAGTCACCACCGGATTCACCGTCTACTACGCTCAAGGCCCCGGCCAGGGACCGTTCAAGATCAAGCTCGACAACGGTGCAGACGTCACCGTCACCCCCGACACCAGCGGGGCGCTGCGCTACGACGGCGTCTGGAGCTCACAGGCACTCGTCCGCCAGGGCCACACCATCAAGATCACCGCAGTCGGCGCGTGCGAGATCAACTCCGTCTACGTCATCGACCAGGACCACAACGTCGGTGTCCGGTTCATGTGCGGCGCGCTCGGCGGCAACCTCTCCGCCGACTTCCTCAACTCGACGTACGCCCCGACGCACTGGGCGCAGGTCGCCGCTCTCGCCCCGAAGATGCTCGCCGTCCACGTCGGCTCGAACGACCACAACGCCGGCGTCCCGGTCGCGACGTACAAGGCGAACCTCGAAGCGATCCTGACGCAGATCGAGACCACGCTCGGCTATCGGCCGTGGGTGCCGATCATCGCCCAGAATCCGCGCACCGGAGACTTCCTGACCCCGGTCGCTCCGTGGTCGGCGTACGTGCAGGCGATGAAGGAAGTCGCGGCAGCGCATCCGACGTGGGTCTCGTTCCACGACTACGGTCCACTGTTCCCTCAGGTGGAGGCGGACGGCGACGGCGGCGGCATCCTGTCCACCGACAAGGTGCACCCGACCACCCTCGGCCACGAGGTCATCTTCATGGAGCTGGCCCGCCAGTTCGGTGTACCGGCCCGCTCGAACACAGCGGTCACCCCGCCTGTCGGCATCCCGATCGTTCCCGGCACGTCCTCGTCCGTGACTCCGGTTTCGGTCACACGTGGCCTGGTGTCGCGGTTCTCGGCGAAGTCGTTCGCCGATTACGGCATCGCGGACGGTACAGCGGTCGCGGAATGGCCGGTCGAGCAGGGCTCGTCTCTCGTCCCGATGTCGCAGGCGACAGAAGCGCGTCGGCCCGTCTACCGCGCGACAGGGGCACCGGGTGGTCAGCCCGCCGTGCAGCTCGACGCAGCACTCACTCAGTCGATGGCATCGGCGGCGTGGGCGTCGGGCGTCGATACCCCGCTGACGATCATCGCCGTGTTCTCGCCGACCGCCACCCCCGCGTCGTCGCAGACCATCGTCTCGGGCATGGCGGCAACGAGGTACATCGCGTTGCAGAACTCGAACGACAACCGCATCGCGGTCCTGCCTGGAGCCACGACGGGCACCCTGCGCAGCGCACCGTCGACAGTCGTCGCGTCGACGATGTATGCGGTCGCGGGCAAGGTCGACGGCGCGTCGTCGTCGCTGCACATCAACAAGAAGTCCGCGACCGTCACGGGCACGCTCGTCACGACCGCCGAGAATGCGGTCGCGGGCCTGTCGGGTGTGTCGATCGGCCGCGCCGCGTCGTCGGCGACGACCGGCAACATGTCGGGCTACGTCTCGGAAGTCCTGGTCTACAACGTGGCTCTGACGCAGACCGAGATCGACACGATCATGACCGAACTCGGCACTGCATACAGTCTCGCTATCGCTGCCTAGGGAGTCGATGGCGGGAAGCGGGCGGCAAGCCGAAGCGGATGCAGTCCGTCGAGGACCACCTCACCGATGGTCATCATGTACATGCCGATGGTGTCGGTGTTCATCACGGACTGAATCTGCTTGCTCAGTTTTTCGAGGTGCTTCTCCAGCGCGGAGTTTGCGACTCCGTTGTGCACCCCGCCTGCGATATGCGCGGCGTAATCGATGATGTCTCGGACAGTGACGACCTCGCGTTCGACCAGGGCGCACTCGATTGCAAGGAACTCGCGCAGCTTGAACAGTCGGGCTCGTTCTGGGCTCGGGTGGTGCGACGGGTGCAGGCCCATGACCAATCTGGAGTCGGGTGGTCCGACGCTCAGCGAATCGAAGCGGTGGATGTCCTCCTGAATCGCTTCGAATTTCAGAGCTCCTACTCGGTAGAGCCGGTTCATCTGGTGCGCGAGAGGGTCGGCGTCGAGAATCAGTTGGCGGATGAGGCCGGATGCACGAATCAGTCCGTACTCGGATCGTTCGACGCGGGTCTTGTGGTGGAGGTCATCGCAGACATGCAGAAACAACGTGCGCAGTTCCATCGGCCGACGTCGTCAGATCTGTTCGAACGGAAATGGCTGGTCGGCTGATCTCCGCTCGCCGTCGCGGTCGATGATCTCGCCGATCAGTTCCGAGATCGGTTCCGGCATCGATCGCAGCGTGTCGAGGCTGACTGCGCCGTCGTACTCGGCGGAGTGGTACGCCCATTTGGCGAGGGTCCGGAGACTGTCGCGGGGTACCAGAACGGTGTCGGCCATGTGTTGAGTGTGACTGATTCCGTTGGTTCCGTATAGCTGGCGATGGTTCTTGATGGTTCCCGATAGTGCTGAATCATCCGTCCGAATGACTCTCTCGAAAAGGGTGCATAACGCGAGAAATTGGCGCTTATGTAGGTACACCCGTAGGTACACCAACATTGTGGGTGTGGGTACACCGGAGTAGGATGGACGCATGTCAGAAGCGCTGTTCGACTTTCCGGAGTGCCCGCCCATACCGAAACGGCGTCGTGCAATGGGAGGGCATCAATCCTCGCGGGCCGAGACGACGACCTGGCTCACGCCGCGCTTCGTGCTCGACGCGCTCGGGGAGTTCGACCTCGATCCGTGCGGCGCACCGAACTGGCCGACAGCGCAGCGGCACATCATCCTTCCAGAGGACGGTCTCGCAGCGCCGTGGTCCGGTCGGGTGTGGCTCAACCCGCCGTACGGCAACGAGGCGGCGGTGTGGCTGGAGAAGCTCGCCGAGCATGGCCGGGGGTTGGCGTTGATCTTTGCGCGTACCGAGACGCAGTGGTTCGTGTCGGAGGTGTGGGAGAAGGCGACGGCGGTGTTATTTCTGCACGGCCGGATCCGCTTCCATCGCGCGGACGGTTCGGTGCCGGATTCGACGTCGGGCGCTCCGTCGTGCTTGGTGGCGTACTCGATCGAGGATGCGGACGTGCTGCGGTCGTGCTCGTTGGCCGGAACGTGCGTGAGCCTGTGATGCCTGTAGGTACACCCACTAGGGTTCGGTCTGTGCCGAACAAGCCGAAGACGACGCTGCGGAACTTCCGGATCCCGGACGACGAGTACGCGGCGGCGAAGGCTGCCGCCGAAGCGAACGGTGAATCGCTCACTGACGTGGTCCGGCGAGCACTGTCCGGATACGCGAAACGGACCGAGAAGAAGCAGCGTCAAACGGGAGCATAAGAAAGAGATAGTTGCGCACATGCACAGTCCAGGTTTGATTGCGTAATTACGTGTATATGCCCGGTTTGTTCGGTACGGTGACAGTCCTCGGAAACGAGACGACCCCGCCCGGTGCTGGAACACCTGACGGGGTCATGCCACCCACCAGTGCTGACCTGGGAGATGACTCTTGCTCGACGCTACCGTGTACACCCCTGCCCTGCCCAACTTCGACGCCCCCGTGTCCACACAGACTCTCGACCCGGTGGATCGGGCGATCTACGCCGAAGCGTTCGTCCAACGGTGGGAGTGTGAGAACACTCGCCGCTCCTACCTGTCGGATCTGGAGGTTCTGTTCGCCTGGTGTGACAGCCGGGGCCTCGACGTGTTCGCTGTCCATCGGATGCACTTGCAGGTGTTCATGCGGTACCTCGCCGACGAGCGCGACAATTGTGCGACGACGATCCTGCACCGCATGTCCACGATCGCGCAGTTCTACGAGCTCGCCGTCGACGACAGCCTGTGCGGGAAGAATCCGACCAGGTTGTTGAAACTGCCGAAGCGTCCGACGATCCGATCCGCTGACCGTGCGTTGACGCCGCGTGAGTTCGAACGCCTCGTGTGGGCGGCCGCCGACGCCGGCCCCGTCGACTACGCCCTGGTGCTGATCATGGGGGTGTGCGGGCTGCGGGTGTCACCGACATGCTCGCTGGACGTGGAGACGGCGACGGTACTCGATCAGGCGCACCGGATGCTGGTGTTCACGAACAAGGGCGGCGAGACGATGGCGGTGCCGCAGCCCCCGATCGTCGTCCAGGCCGTCGACCGCGTCATCGACGGACGCACGACCGGGCCGCTGCTACCACGCAACGACGGGTCACGCATGACACGGCAGTCCGCGGCGAAAATACTGACCCGGCTGAAACGTCACGCCGGGATCACACGGCGCCTCACTCCACACGATCTGCGCCACACCTTCGCGGTGACGTCGCTGGAATCCGGTGTCCCGTTGGAGGCTGTCGCACTGTCGATGGGCCACAAGGACTCGTCGACGACGTACCGGCATTACGGGCGCCGCACCATCGCGAACAATCAGCATTCGGCGCACATCGTCGCCGGGAGCATTCAGGTGCCGAACCTGTGAGCTGCTAGCTACCGGCCCCGACCGTCGAACGCCGAGTCTCGGCAGTCGGGGCCGAACGGCGGCGTATAGGTGACGGCGTCGCATTCGCGGCAGCGGTGAGTCCTGTGGTGGTGGATCTCGCACGAGCAGACATGCGATCCGACGAGCACCTTCCCGGGGCCGAGGTCGTGTCCGTTCGGGCACACAGCGGGCGCGTCCTCTACCCAGCCCTTCGGCGTCCGGCGCAGGCTGTTGTGATCCATCGGGACATCGTCGCAGATGCTTGCCTCCCCACAGGCAGGTGAGCGACTATCCTTCAGGTCAAGAGCTGCTGGCCTCGGGCCGGGCGCATTACGCCCGTCCGGGAGGTTCCCATGCCCACCACCAGCTGGCCGTCCATCCGCGCCGACCGCATGCGCGTCACACGTGAGGACGTGTGCGGTGCACCGATCATCGGCCCATCGACCACCATCTCCACGAAGGGCTTCGCGTCGATCGCCCTGTCACCTCAGTACGAGGAGGGCACCGAGACGGTGATGAAGAACGCCGACGGTTCGATCGACTGGATCGACAAGCCGAAGGACGAGATCAAGTACGTCGGTGTGACGATCGCGTTCAACCGTGTGAACCCGGATCTGTTCTCGGCGATCATGGGTCACCCCATCGTCCTCGACGGCGTCGGTAACGCGGTCGGTGTCGAGATCGGTGAGACGGTGGAGACGGCGTTCGGTCTCGAATCGTGGACGGACACTCCTGGTGTCGCGTGCGCGGGCGCGAAGCCGTACGGCTACTTCGTGCTGCCGTGGCTGACCGGTGGCCGCCTCGACGACTTCACGCTGCAGAACGAGGCCGCGTCGTTCACCATCTCCGGTGCGATCACGAACGCGAACTCGCCGTGGGGTGTCGGCCCGTACGACGTCGTCCTGCAGGCGCCTGTCGCGCCGGCGACGGTGGGTGTGCCGGGGCCGCTGCTGACGCCGATCGGGCCGAAGGCGCACTTCCGGATGCTGCAGACGTTGGTGCCGCCGCCCGCGCACGCTGATTCGCCGATCGCGCTGACCGCGTAGTGGCGGGTCCACAGGGCTGGGACGTCGTACCCGCATGCTCCGACTGGGGTGCGGCGTCGACGACTCCCGAGCAGAAGGAACGAGCACTGGAGCTGGCCGTCCACATCTTGTGGTCGTTGACGGGCAAGGTCTTCGGGCTGATGCCTGCGACGGTGAGGCCGTGCTTCGGTAGCCGCGAGCATTCGACCGCGTATCGGGGTGCCGGTCATTCCGGTGCCTGGTGGTGGCCTGGGCTGATCAACCAGTCCGGGGTGTCGGGTGCGTGCGGGTGTTCGTCTCGTTGTGACTGCTTGGGTCCGTCGCAGTTGATGCTGCCCGGCCCTGTGGAGACCGTCACCGCTGTCACGATCGACGGCGAGGTGTTGGATGCGTCGGCGTATCGGGTGAAGAACCGGCGCTGGCTACTCCGCATCGATGGCGAGTCGTGGCCGCAGAATCAGGACATGCGCGCCGCCGACGACGGTGCGGGCGCGTTCGTTGTCGAGTATCTGCGTGGTGTCCCGGTCCCGAAGGCGGGCCTGCATGCTGCCGGGGATTTGGCGTGTGACTTCCTGCGGGCGTCGGCGGGGAAGGACTGCCGCATCCCGTCGCGTGCACAGTCCGTCTCCCGGTCGGGGATGGACGTGCAACTGCTGGACCCGTACATGCTGTTCGACCAAGGCCTCACGGGGCTGCCGTCTGTCGACGTGTGGATCGCGGCGGTGAATCCGACGCGGGCGCGCTCGAGGTCGCGGGTGTACTCCCCGGACATGCGCGGACCGGCGAGGTTCCACTGATGGCCGACACAGGTGTCTACGTCCTCGCCGCGCAACTGTTGGACCGTCTGACCGAGGAGCTCCACGGGACGCGGGCGGGGGAGGTGTCGTGGTCGGCGGTGTTCCCCGGCACGCAGATCCAGCCGCACTTCGGTGACTGCACGTCGGTGGCCGGCGTCCGCATCAAGACGATCACTCCGACGATCTCGTTTCCGCAACCAGCCCGGCAGATCAACGAGCACACCGCGCACGAGTACATGGTGGTGTTCGAGATGATCGTCGATCGCTGCGCCTACACACCGGCAGACAACTCGGTGCCCGACATCCCATTCCTGGACTCGATGGTGCGTGACGCGATGGACGACGCCGCCGCGATGCGCAAGGCCGCCCTCTGCACATGGACGGACCGTGACGTCGTCCTCGGTATGTGGATACCGCGTTACGGGGGCGGAGCGAACGGTGGCGCTATGGACGTCACCGTCGCCGCTGACGTCCACTGCGGCTGCGACGTCATCCCCACGCCGCTGGACGAGCTCGTGCAGCCGTTGGAAGGCGACCCGCGGTTCTACTGACCCAGGGAACAGTCAGCACCGTATCCTGGACGGCATGAGCGAAGTCACCGTACGTGCCCTGCAGAACACCGTCGAGTTCGAACCGGGGGCCGTGTTCACCACCGACCGCACCCCGAGGATCGAGCAGTTGATCCGTGACGGTCGGATCGAGGAAGTCACCGACGGCGACACCGCTGCCATTGCCTCGGAGGTGCTGACGGGTTCCGCCGCGGTTGTGAGCGCGGACGCCGAAAAGGACAGTGGGCATATCGCTGCCGTCGACCCCGGCACCGGTGAGACCGTCGAAGCGAACGTCCAAGCGGGAGGTGTTCAGTACGGCGCCGATCAGGACGACACGCCGCCAGCCGCAACGGAATCCGACACCGACGAGCCTGCTCCGGAGGAAGGGCGCAAGACCAGCGGCCGCGCCCGGAAGCCGAAGACCGACACCGAATAGGACAGGCCATGTCCCACGCCGAAATCCACCACGCCAACATCGACGCCGTCATGTCGGCGGCCGGTATGCGGTGGGGTGACCGCGTGGGGCAGGAGGTCGTCAACCGGGCACGCGCGAACTGTCCCACCGACGACGGCCGACTGAAAGCGTCGATCACGCATCTGGTCACCCTCGGAAACGACAGTGTCACACTGCGTGTCGGCTCCCCACTCGACTACGCCAAATGGGTGCACCGCGGCACCGGCATCTACGGCCCGCACGGCACACCCATCGTCCCCGTCTCGGCGAAAGCGTTGAAGTTCCGGCAGCCGAAGATGATGGGACCACTGCCACGCGGGGTGAAAAACGCTCCGAAGAATCGGCGCCCGTTCGTGTTCGCGAAATCGGTGAAGGGTTCGCCGCCGTCCCCGTTCCTGTCCGACGCGTTGAAGGACGTGTTCGGTGCAGCTGTAGTTCGAGATACACCCCACGCCAACGACTAAAAGGAAAATTCTATGGCCGCCAGTTCCAAGAAGTCCGCTGCACCTACCGTCGAGCCGGACGTCGAACCCGACTTCGACGTCGACGAACAGCGCACCGCCGACGAGATATTCGAGTCCGCGGTGGAGACGTTGGAGATCCCGGACGATCTGCAGTTCGACGTCACCGACGAGGATGACGACGAAGACGATGCGGTCGGGGAGCCGACCGCGTTCCGGATCCGCAATCAGGTGCTGCACGCGTATCAGCCGTCGCGGGGAACGCTGCTGTTGCTGATGTCGAGTTTCTCCCGCAACGCGACGGAGATCGATCAGATCAACGGCATCATGTCGTTCTACAACCGTGTCCTGTCGACGGGGTCGAAGGAGTGGCTGTACCGGTACATCGAGTCCCCGAAGTTCGACGAGGACGTTCTGATGGATGTCATTCGTGCGCTCGCGAAGCGTTGGAACGCTGAGGATCTGCTGCCGCAGAATCAGCGCACCAACCGGGCTGAGCGTCGAGCGACGCAGAAGTCGAAGCGCAAGAACTGACGACAACCCCACCGAGAGAAGGAGTTCGACATGTCGTTTACCCCTGAGCAGATCGCACAGGTCACGCACGAAGCTAACCGAGTACTTCAGGGCATCGAGGGTGACCCGGCGCAGTCGCCGCACTGGGACGATGCGCCGCAGTGGCAGAAGGATTCTGCTATCGACGGTGTCGAGGGTGCACTGAATGGCCGGACACCTGAGGAGTCTCACCAGGGCTGGCTCGATCACAAGGCGAAGGACGGCTGGGTCTACGGCGAGGTCAAGGATCCGGAGAAGAAGACGCACCCGTGCTGCGTTCCGTACGACCAGCTTCCGGAGAATCAGCAGATCAAGGACCACCTCTTCACGTCGATCGTTCGTACGCTCGCCGAGCTCGACTAGGCGGTGCCGGCTGGTGCGTGGCGTCGGCAGATCGACGCGTGGTCGCTCGACGGCCGGGCAGTCGTACTCGCGCCCCAGCCGGAACTCCGCGTCCTCGTGGGCCTGTTGTTGGCGTCGAGTCCGGTACCGATGTTGATGGGCACCTGCGGGGATTCTGTGGACGCGGACTGGTTGGCGGGCAGGATCGTCGACCCCGACAGCAAGATCACCGACGACATGCTCGACCGGATCGCTGACGGTATCGCCGACGCGTATTTCGCGCGGCCGCGTTGGCAGGCGCAGGTGATCTGGCGGCGCGGCCTCAACTCGTGGATGGACATCGACGGTGAATTGTCCGGCCGAGGTATCGATCTGATGGTGCTGCCGCCGGATCGGGCGACGAACATCGTGTACCGGATCCTGATGGATTGGGTTCGTGAGGACAAGCGGGCGCGGGAGCAGTTCGTTGCTGAACTGTCGACGCCGCCTGCCGCTGTGCAGGTCCGGAACGTGAAGGTTGTGAAGGACGTCGAGGCTGCTCACGCCGATTGGAATGCTCTCGCGGCGTTGTCTGCGCAGGCGCAGGGCGGGTAGTTGGCAGTTGTATCGCCGTCGAGCCGATACGCTGATCATCAGATAGACGAGTTCCGCCGCTGGCCTCGGGCCGGGCACCCCACGTTTGGGTGTTCCCGAGGAGGCCGCGGCAGTGACACAGCCCTTCGCGACCGCCCATGTCGATGCCGAACTGAACTGGGGCAACCTCGACGAGGAACTCGCCACCAAGGTTCGTGCGGCGGCGCTGAAAGCATCTCGGGCTGCGCAGCGTGAGCTGAACCGCATCAAGTTCACACCGAACGTCGACGTCTCCCAGTTGCGGCGTGATATTCGGATGATCGAAGGGCTGACTGCTCGGGTCAATCTCGATGTGAGTCAGGCGGAGATTCGCAGGTTCGTTCGCGACATCAGTGTGAAACTGCGCGACAACCGTCCTGTTGTTCACGTGAACCCTGTCGTCGACATGGCACGTCTGCGTGGACAGCTACGGCAACTCCCCGACGGCAAGGTCAAGGTTGGCCTGTACGTCACCAATGCCGAGGTGCGGCGGTTCGCCACTGAACTGCGGGCGATGTTGTCGCTGGCGAACATTCAGATGCCGATCGGTTTGGATGTTCGCAACGAGGCCGCGTTCATCGCGCGCATCAACGAGCTGACGCGGGATCGCACGATGAACGTCCGGATGAATCAGTCCGGCGGTGGCGGCGGTCTGGGCGGCGGCGGTGGGGGTATGGGCGGCCGGCGCAGCCCGGTATTCAGAACCCTGAAGATCGGCGGCATCGCGACGCTTGTCATGGCAATCGCTGGCGCTGCGGGTACCGCGTTGGGTGCTGTCGGTGCACTCGCCGGAGGCCTCGCCGCATTGGGGCCTGCCGCGCTCGCAGGAGCCGGAACGGCAGTCGTCGGCCTCAACGGTATCGGGGACGCGTTCTCGGCGTTCTCAGACCAATCAGCATCCGCCGGCCAGGACGCCAAGGCTCAAGCGAAAGCGATCGAGTCCGCAGCCCGTGGTGTCGAGCAGGCGGAGAAGGCGGTCGTCCGGGCGAAGAAGGACGCCAAGGATGCCGAGGATGATCTCACCCGCGCCCGTAAGGATGCGCTGAATCAGCTCGAGGATCTGAACCTCGAACTCCGCGGCGCCGCACTGTCGGAGAAGGACGCGATCCTCTCCATCCGGGAAGCGCAACGCGATCTCGCGACGGGCAAGTTCGACAACCCTGACGAACGCGCCCGCGCAGTACTGCGCGTCGAGGAGGCCGAGCAGCGACTCCTCGAAGTCCAGGCGCGGAACAAGGATCTCGCCGAGGAAACGTACGAGGCGAACGTCAAGGGCGTCGAGGGTTCCGACCAGGTCGTCGACGCGAAAGACCGTCTCGCAGAGGCGAACGACAACGTCAAGGAATCGCAGCGCGACCTGATCGACGCGATGAACGAGCTCGCCGAGGCACAGTCCCCGGCCGCTGGTGGCGTCGACAAGGTCGCCGAGGCGCTCGCGAAACTGTCGCCGAATGCGCGGGACTTCGTGCTGGCGATGCGGGATCTCGGGCCGATGTGGAAAGACCTGCGTCTCGCCACCCAGGATGCCATGTTCGCTGACCTCGACACGGTGTTCACGAATCTCGCGCAAGCGACGCTGCCGACGTTGAAGACGGGGATGGTGGAGGTCGCGGATGCGATGAACCGCGGCGCGCAGTCGTTCGCGACGTTCTGGTCGAGCGCTGAAGCGCAGGAAGGGTTGCGGGCGGCGTTCTCCGGGACGGCGACGCTGATCGACTCGTTGCAGCCGGGGCTCGAGCAGCTCAGTACCGGGTTCCTGGATATGGCCCGTGCTGCGGAGCCGGTGATGGACAAGGTCGGGCAGGGGCTCGGTGATCTGCTCGGCGGTATCGGGCAGGCGTTCACCGATGCGTTCGAGTCCGGTGCGCTGACGCAGTTGATTTCGACGTTCGGTGACATCATGTCCGGGCTCGGTGGCGGCCTGAACTCGTTGCTGGACGGCCTGATCGAGATGGGCAACATCGTCGGCCCGTACATCGGTCCACTGTTTCAGGCGTTCGGTGACGCCATCAAGGACATGGCGCCGTCGCTCGGTGTGTTGGGTGCGGCGTTCACGTCGTCGTTCACCGCGATGCTGCCGACGCTCGCCGAGTTCATCTCCGAGCTCGCTGACGGTTTGGCGCCGGTGATGCCGGTCCTCGCGCAACTGTTCAACGCGCTGGCGCAAGCGTTGATGCCGCTGATTCCGCCGCTGTCGGACATCATGGTCGTCGTCGGCACCGCGTTGGCGGATGCGATCACGGCGCTCGCTCCGGCGATGGGGCCGCTCGGTGAATCGTTCGCGTCACTGATCACGGCTATCGCGCCGATGTTGCCGATGATCGCCGAAGTTGTCTCCGTGATGATCCAGGCGTTGGCGCCGGCGCTGACGAAGATCTTCGACGCTCTCGGCCCGGTCATCGAGCAGTGGCTTGACGGGATGAAGCCTGTCCTCGAGCAGTTGGCGCCGATCCTCGCCGACGTCGCGATGCAGCTCGGTGAGGCGATCGCGGATGCGCTGATTCAGCTGATGCCGCTGTTGCCGACGCTGATCGATTCGTTCTCTCGGATCGTGCTGGCGATCGCACCGTTCATCCCTCAGCTGGTGGAGATTTGGGCTGATCACCTGCCGATGATGATCGAGTTGTTCACGTGGCTGGTGCGTGAGGTGCTGCCGAAGGTCGTCACGATTTTCGAGTTCCTGGCGCAGAACATTCTGCCGATCGTCATCGATGCGATCCGTTGGTTCGCTGACCAGTTCGCCGCGAAGATCACGTCAGTTCGGAATGCGTTCTCGGATGTGAAGGAGTTCTTCCGGACGACCGTCGATGCGATCGGCGGGTTCTTCGGCGGCCTCGCGGACACCGTCGGCAGTGTGTGGGACGCGATCCTGAACAAGATCAAGGACGTCGTCGGGAACATCGGCAACATCATCAAGGGCGCTGGGGATCTGCTCGGCAAGGTGCCCGGAATGAGTGACCGCGCCAGGACGATTTCCGGTGTCGGGCAGGGATTGATCGACTGGGCGAACATGACCACCACCGGTGGGACGGGTGGGACACTGAAGCAGGCGACGCAGATCAGCGCTTTGCAGAAGCAGGCGATTCCGCGCGGCTACGCCAACGGTGGCCTGTTCCACGGCAAGGGCGGCCCCACCGACGACGCGAACCTGATCCGCATCTCCGATCAGGAGCACCTCGCGTACGTCACGAAAGCGCAGGCGGTGTCGGGGACGACGCTGCCTCTGCTCGATGCGATCAACAACGGTTGGGTTCCGTCTGCTGAGTTCCTGTCCGCGATGGTCGGTGCCGTCCCGGGGTTCGCTGGCGGCGGTCTGGTGTCGGCGGAGCAGGTGTCGCAGTTCCCGAGGATCGCGGGACTCGAAGGCGCACCGTACGTGTGGGGCGGCATCCAGTGGGGTGACTGCTCCGGCGCTATGTCCGCGATCGCACGCTACGCGGCAGGGTTGGACCCGTTCGGCGGCCGATTCGCCACCGGCACCATGGGCGCAGAGCTCGCCAGCATGGGCGCCCAGCCCGGCCTCGGGCCCGCTGGATCGTTGAACTTCGGCTGGTACAACGGCGGCCCGTACGGCGGCCACACCGCCGGCACTCTCCCCGACGGCACGAACGTCGAGATGGGCGGCGGACGCGGTGACGGTCAGGTCGGCGGACCTGCTGCGGGAGCGGACGATCCGAGCTTCACCGATCACGCGCATTTCCCGCCCGAGTTCTTCGTCGGCGGCGACCGACTCCCAGGCCAGCCTGCGTTCTCGTACCAGTCGCCTGCAGATGCGATGGCAGGCGGCGGCTACTACACAGGCGGCGGTGGCGGCGGGGCTGGGATGGTCACTGGCGGTGGAGGAGTCAACCTGACCGGCCCGTCGTCGGCGTACTACGACCCGGCGATGGTGCAGAACGCGACCACCGGCTACTCGCTGCCGAACACGGGCGGTGACCTGTACGGCGGCTACGACCCGTACTCCATCGGCACCGGGTCGTGGGCCGAACGGATCGACGCAGCGAACCGGTGGGCCGCCGACCAGAACTTCGGCACCCAGGCCGAGAAGTGGGGCTACGAGGCAGCCGGGTCGATCATCGGGGATCTGCTGTCCCCGTTAGGCCTTGGTGGTCTCGCGCAAGACCAGGTGTCGAACGCCTACGAGGAGATGATGAAGCAGCGTGCCGAATTCAATTCGTACAACGGCGGATACGGCGACAACAAGCTCGCCGACACGATGATCTTCCAGAACCACGACGAGCGTAAAGCAACCGACGAGATGGAGCGGATGCTGAACAATCGCACCACGCCTGCCACTGTCACGACCAGGAACGGTGGGTGATCGCGGTGACGTATCCGTGTGATCCGGCAGAGAACGAACCCCGTCCCGTTCAGCTGATCCTCCGCAACGCTGCCGGGCAGGACGTCGACACGCTGAACATCTACGGCAAGGAGTACGGCGGCGAAGGAGTCACCCTCGCCGAAGGCTACGACGGTTTCGAGCACGCCGACGTCACCATTCCGCGTGAGTCCGGCGCGTACATGAAAGGTTCGAAGCCGTCAGACATTCCACGCGAGAACGAACGGATCATGACGTTCATCCTCGGCACCCAGGCCGCGACAGCAGCGCGCTGCGAGGACGTCGAAACTCGGTTGTGGAAGTTCCTGTCCCCGTTCTTCGAATGCGTCATGCGCGTCTATTCGCACCGGTCCGAGCCGCGTGAGATCGGGATCCGGCTCGAGCGTCGACCGAAGTCGATGATCAAACGGAAGGGGCCGGGCAAGAACCGGTTCGGCGCCTGGGAGATCGTCGCGCTCGCATGCAAACCGGACTGGCAGTCCCAGGAGCTGCGGTTCACGGTGAAGCGTTCGGAGATGACTCCGATCGGCGGCGGTGTCTACGAGCAGATGGTGCCGATCGTCAACTACGGTGACCAGCCGTCGTATCCGATCTTCGCATCCAACCAGCTGGAAGCTGCGACGATCGTGACGCTGCCCGACCGGAACACCGGCCGCACAGTCACGCTCCCGTCGCTGACCGCGGGCCGTGAGTTCCTCGTCCGGACAGACCCGATGCTCCGCACCCTGCTCGTCCGCGATCAGTCGCTGCAGTGGGCGAAGATGAATGCCCGCGCATTCGACGACGACCCGATCCCACGCTCGTTCATCGAACCCTATATGGCGCCGATCCGCATCCAAGGCGGCACCGCGAACACCGAAGTCACCATGTACGTTCCCCAGTTCTGGCAGCGCGTGTGGGGTGGTGAAGTCGCATGACCGCACCCACCATGCCGTCCCTGACGTGCGACCAGGTCCGCGCCGAGATCGAGGAGATGGAACGCCAGTTCCACGAGCAGATGCGCAAACCCGCATCCTGCGACATCTTCGACGGCAACTGGACCTGGGACACCCGCCAACATGTGGCCGGCGAAATCTCCGGCAACGCAGAGGAAATCCTCAACGACACCGGCACCGCCGAGATCAAGATGTTCGGCGACCACAAGCTCGCCGAGTGGATCGACGACGAGCTCGACGACGAAGAGGATGTTCACGTCCGGATCGTCGTGTCGGGCGTGCAGTGGACAGGCATCGTCCAGGACGTCGTCGAGCAGGGCACAGCGGATGGGCAAGAGTACTTCATCCTGAAGTGCATCTCCGAGTACGAGCACATGAAACGCGTTGTGTGCTACTGCAACCCGTTCTTCCCGGCCGAGTTCCAGTTCCCGAAGCTGTGGGCGTATGCGGGTCCGTCGGTGACCGGCGTGAAGACGCTCCTGTTCCTGAACCTGCTGCGCCGTTTCGCGCCGTTGTGGGCGCTGCCCGAGGATCTGTTCAACCCGCAGAACTGGCTGAACAATCTGAACCCGGCGAACTGGCCGATCGTCGTCCTCCCCGGCAACGTCCTCACCGACACATCGATGTGGACAGTCCTGTCGACGCGCATGGGCATGTTCCACGACGTCGTCGCACCGACCCTGTCGGATGCGCAACTACGTATCGTGTTGAAGCGCTGGTTCCCTGGCGATCCGCAGCCCGCGCCGACGCACTTCACATTGACGCAGCCGACGCTGACCGTCGACGTCGTCGATCAGTCCGGCTACTGCGGCCCGTCCGGAACACTCCTCGACGGTCTCCTGCACTTCGCGAAGAGTGTCGCCGACGACTACATCAACGAAGTGTCGACGCAGTTCTCGTACAACGTCAATCAGCCCGAGTACGACCTGACCGGGTTCCTCGGCACCATCAAGGAACCGTGGACGGCGTTCAGGAAAGCGCACAAGACTGGTGCGACGGGAATCGTTGAGTGGGAACGACATCGACTGAAATCGAATGCCTCTATAGCCGTTACTGGAGGTCACAGCCCTGACTGGGTGAACACGGGCCTCAAGCTCTTGGTCAACGGCGTTTTGGGTTACATCGGGGCAATGTTCGGCAACCCCGGACTGACACTCGGGTTGTTCGACTCGGTGGTCGAAGATGTCGTCCTCGCGTTCCATCGCGTGGGTAACCCTGTGCGACAGGCGAAGATGGGATTGCGTGGCCCGCCGCTCGGGGAAACGTTCGAGTCGTCGGGCGGCACAGGCTTCTCGCTGTCGGCGCTGCAGGCGATCCGGGTGGCGATGTGGCGATCACGACCCATGCAGACGTTCAAGTTCACCGTCCGCAACGGTGCACCGTACTGGGTCGGCCTGGACATGGATCTCGGTGATCGTTCGTCGTTCGAGCACGGCCGCCGCAAGAAGCTGCACGTCGAGCGGATGCATTCACGGAAGTGCTCGTGGGACCGCGGCAGCGACGCGGACTGGACGTGCTCGCTCGGAGACGACAAGCCCGTCGATCAGCCGGGTGCGATCCTGGCCCGTCAGCTCGAGCAAGTACGGCATATTGCTGCCTCGATCGGTGTTTCGTCGTGACGGAAGTGTGCAGGGATACAGTTACGTAGTATCCCTGCACACCCGTATGGAGGTCCGCCAGTGCCACCGAGACAACGCACCGTCGAGAAAGACGGCATCCTTCGGGATCCGCAGACGAACATCGTGATCGCACGCCGTCATGCGCACCCGTATATCGACGTGTTCAACGCGATCCCATCGGAGACGGGCGTTAACTTCGACATGCCGCAGGAGTTGAAACAGCTCTGCGCTCTGCATATTTTCGACAACCTTGGTTGCTCCCCGCCCACGAATCCCCGCTACGTCTATGTTCCGCCGTCGACTGCCTTGGCAGTAGGCGGACAGAAGAACGTCGGAACGTGGGAGCCGCCAGTGAAAGGACGGAAGGCTGCGAAGGAAGCCGACCCCGAACGCCCGGTCGTCGTGCCTGCCGCGACTGGCTGGTCGAAGACCAAGATCGCGGCGATGCGGGCCGAACTCAAGCGTGAAGAGCTTCGGCAGTCGATGATCGACGGCGCCGATGCCGGTGTGCGTCAGCAGTTGAAGGACGCTGAGGGTCTCGAATGACCTCGCCGGACGGTGCGCGTCCGAACAAGGCGCAAACGTACAACGAGATTTACCAGCTGCAGGACTACGACCCGGACTTCGCGGCGGGTGTCGCGAACGGTGACATCACCGGGTTGGCGAATCTGGCCCGCGGTAACCTGCTGACGAATCTGCTCGGTGGGTTCGTCAACGGTATCGCCGGTCTGATCGCCGCACTGTTCGCGGGGATCTTCGGCGGAGCTGGTGGGAGCCTGCTCGATCTGGTCGGTGGCTTGCTCGGCATCAAGAATCAGACCCAGATCAACACGGAAATCATCGCCGTTCACGGCCAGCAGCTCGCGGATCTCGAGGGTATTTCGGGGACTGGCATCATCACGCCGATCTGGGCGTCCGTCGGCGGCAAGGACATGGTCAGCTTCCCCGTAGCCGACATGCAGCCGATACCGAACATGAGCACGGCGACAACGAACCTCGGGCAGCACCGGCACCCGACAGCAGGTACTGGTAACAACACTGGTTTCGAGAACCTTGGGTCGCATGATCACACGATCGGGATGCGTCCGCCGGCGTTCACTCAGACGACCGTCAAGATCACCACTCCAGCTCGCGGCACGGTCGACTATGTGGCGCTGCGTGGCGCGTTCCTCGCCGAGCCCGTACCGCTGAATGTCCTGAAGTACATCACCGGGGCAGACAATTCACTGTTCGGTATCGACGCCTGGTACCTCGCGATCTGCGCTTACGACCCGGCGACGGGCAACGTCATCACGTTGTGGAACTCGGGTGACATCAAGAGCGTCCTATCGTCACAGCGTCAGGCGTACAACATTGCTACAGGCCTGACGTACGAGGCTGAACCGGACCACCTGATCTTCGTCGCGTCGTTGCAGATCGCACCTGGGGCGCTGCAGTCCGCGCGGGGGATCGCCTGCAAGTACCAGACCGGGATCGCCGAAGCGTCCGGCACGTTGCCGTCGGCGCGCGCGTACACCCTCGCGAGCCAGCAGACCATCCCGTCGTCGGTGGCGCTGTCGTCGCTGACACCGAACCGTGACTACATTCCCTGGGCAGGATTGGGGCCGACACCATGAGGCACACCGACTACGACCTGGCAGGGGAACCGGTTTTCACCTGGTATTCGGCGACCGCTGAAGAACTGTACGAGTTCTGTCTGCCGGTGATCGAGCAGCTGACGTCGCCGGGCGGTGTCGCGGCGCACGTGTGGCTGATCCACGAGGACGGTCACACCGAGGTGAAGCGCAGCGGCGACTTCGACGCGGAGTCGGGTGCTGATTGGCCGCTGGTCCTGATGACCGGACCGGACTTGGACTGGGTGATTCAGTGGTTCCTCGGAGACCTGTCTGCCGTCGGGCCGGAGCGTGAGCAGGCGTTGGCGGATGCGTTCGAGCGCGCCCGCATGGCGTCGAAGGAAGACTGGATCGACGTGTTCCAGCGGGCATGCGACGAGCAGCTGAACCCGCTGCTGCGTCAGGTGTTTCCGCAGTTCGGTATCCCGATGGGAGTTCTCGATGCTGACGCGTGAGCAGCTGATCAACCTACTGACACGGCACGGCGACACCGAGAAACTGTTGCTGCTGGTCGCGCAGGAAGGTCCGCTTGTTGTCGTCCCGAATCAGGACACTGCCGAGTTCCGTAACCCGTTCACGTGGCCGAAGTACGTGGTCCGGTGCGACCAGGCGGTGAACCTGGTCGCCGGTATGGGACCGGATGCTGCGCTCGACTACATCAATCAGACCATCGCGACGTTGATCGGCCCGCCTGAGACGGACGAGGAAGAGCCGACGTCGGTTATCGGGCGGATGCTTTCACGCCTGTTCGACTAGGACCGTTCAGCCTTCACCGTTCCGTCACGCGTCGGGTCTATCCTGGCTGGTAATTGCTGCTGGCCTCGGGCCGGGCGCCTCTGCTGACATGTCCTCGAGGTGACCCGGTCCATGACTCGTTTCTGGCCGCTTGCGCGCGGCCACAAGGTCACCGACATGTTCGGTTGGCAGGACTGGCGTCAGGCCGTCCACTGGGGTGTCGACTTCGGTAAGGACGGCGGGTCGGGTGGCCTGCCTGTGTTCGCGTCGCAGGGCGGCACCGTGCAGTATTCGGGCGCGGCTTCAGGCTTCGGCTCGTGGGTCGTCGTCGACCACCCGACAGGTGACGGTTCAGGCGCCACCGTGTACGGCCACGTCATCCCCGAAGTGAAAGTCGGGGAGCGCGTCGAGGCCGGACAACGCATCGCGCGGATCAATCCGACGAAGGGCCCCGGCAACGGGAACGTGTCCCCGCATCTGCATTTCGAATGGCACCGCTACGCGTACGTCGATCGTCGTAACGAACGCGACGTTCTCGATCCACTTCCACTGCTGGCCGGTGCCGCCTACCCGGGTGACGCACCGGCCACCGTGCCGCCTGTGCAGGAGACGCCTGTGAACTCGTTGGGGATTCCGTTCGGGAAATACAAGGGCTGGCGCGGTGATCCGACGTGGCTGGCGGAGGTGATCCGCGCGGCCGGGCTGCCGTTGATCGAGCACGAGGGTTGGCGGAATCGCGGGCACGGTGACTTCCGGGAAGTCCTCGGTGTGCTGTGTCATCACACTGCGGGCGGCGGCAAGAACGACTGGCGCATCGTGCAGGACGGCCGCCCTGATCTGCCCGGTCCGCTCGCGCAGCTCGTTCTGGAGAAGGACGGCACGGTCCGTCTGATCGCGGTCGGCGTGTGCTGGCATGCCGGGCGGGGGAAGTGGCCCGGCTGGGAGACGAACAACGCGAACTTCCAGACCATCGGCGTCGAAGCCGTGTCGCGTGGGACGGCGCCGTGGGACTGGACCGACGTGCAGCTCCGGAACTACAAGATCCTCTGTGCCGCAATCATGAACGCGCTCGGAAGGAGGGCCGCCTGATGGGCGACGTTGTGGGGCACAAGGAATACAGCTCCGAAGGGAAGATCGATCCTGCCGGGATCGACATGAACCAGTTCCGTATCGACGTACAGGCAATCATCGACCGGGTCTATGGAGGCGCCGACATGAACGACGACCAGAACAATGCACTGTCCGCCGTCTGGAATCAGGTCGGCGTTCCGCACAAGGTGCGCAAGGTGTTTCAGAGGATTCACTACAACGTCAAAGAGGGCGAGATGTGGACTCGCGCCGGTCTCGCCGACGTGTGGAACGAAGTGGTGTGGGACGGCTACGTCAACCCGGTCGATCTGCATGACGGGAAGATCGATCCGGACAATGCTCCGGCGAATACCCCGGTCGAGAACCTTGCTCGCCGTGGGTCGTTGATCTCGTACGTGCTGGGCACGTATCGGGAGGCGACGCTCGCTCGGCGTGCAGCGCAGGAGATCGCTGAGTTGCTGAAGGACGCCACGAAGTGACACGAGCTTACGGCCGGGTCGTTGAGCATGATGAGCGTTCTCGTCGGTTCGCGGTGCGGCCTGCGTTCGCGTTGCGGACTGTCCTGTGGCGGCACAACGCCCCCGTGTTGGACCAGGGTGAGATCGGGTCGTGCACGGGTCATGCGTTGGCGCAGTGGCTGAACTGCGAGATCGGCGCGAAGTCACGCGGCGGTGGTGGAGCGTATCTGACGTCGGATAATGCGCTCACCTTGTACGAGATGGCGACGCAGCTCGACGAGATCCCCGGGTTCTATCCACCGCACGACACAGGCTCGAGTGGGCTGGCGGTGTGCAAGGCCGGTGTCGCACAGGGCTATCTGTCGTCGTACCGGCATGCGTTCGGGTTCGACCAGTTCCTCCACGCCATGCAGTCCGGACCGGTGTTGGTCGGGACGGATTGGTTCACCGGCATGGAGTCACCGGACGACAAGTTCTTCATCCGGCCGTCGGGTGGGTTGGTCGGCGGTCACGAGTATCTGGCGTTGGGTGCGAATCTGACGGCGCAGTACGTGACGATCCTTAATTCGTGGTCGGCGGACTGGGGGAGCGGTGGCCGTGCCCGGATCTCGTTCGATGACTTCAAGACTCTCCTCGCTCGCGAGGGAGACGTGACCGTCCCTGTCGGTGTCGGCGCGTAGCTCGAAATCTACTGGAAACCAACTCGAAAGGCTCTGTCATGTCTGTTCTCGATCCGGTTCGTTCTTCTATTCCTGCGTCTGCTCGTCAGCGGTTCTATGACGTGTCCACTGCGGTGGTGGGTGCGTTGGTGTTGTGGGGTGCTGTCGATGGTGCGACGGCGGCGTTGTGGACTGCGTTGGCGGTCAATGTGATCACCCTGCTGTTCGCTTTGCTGTATGCGTCGACGACGTTGCGGCAGGCGTTTTACACCGTCGTCGTGGCGGCGTCGGGTCTGCTCGGTGCGTACGGTATCGCGTCGGATGTGCAGTTGGCCGGCGTGATCGCTGTCGTCGCCGCACTGTTGGGTACTGCTGTTGCTGGCTCCAACACGCCTGCTCTGGAGGCTGTGCAGACGGGGCCGGATTCGTTCGAGGCCTGACATATAGGTGAGGCCCCCGCGTCCGCCAGAACGCAAGGGGGGCCTCGGGCCTCGTGAAAGGCAATACCCAGTGTAGCCGTCTGTTCCTGTGTCACGAGTTTGTGTCGGGTTCGGCGGCTACACTCATGTGTGCAGGGTGACAGTGCTACTGTTCCCTACGTCAGTGTCCCTCGTGAAAGGACTTACACACATGGCTCCATCTACCGCGCTCACCACGATCGGCCGTTCCGACATCCCCGACTCCTGGGCTGAACGCCGCGAACTCGCGACCCAGCTGTCGACGGCAGGCATGCTGCCGACCCAGTACGTCGGGAAGCCCGGCAACATCCTCGCCGCACAGATGGCATCCAATGCTCTCGACATTCCGCTGTGGGTGGCGTTCCAGGAGCTGAACCACATCAACGGCAAGACCGGCCTGTCGGCGTTCATGATGCGCGCGTTGATCATCCGCGCCGGACACGACTTCGAACTCGTCGAGGACGACGCCGTTCACGCGAAGATCAAGGTCCGCCGGAAGGAATGGTCCGCGTCCAGGTTCGTCGACTACCGCATCGAGGACGCTCGCACTGCTGGTCTGGTCAAGCCGGGTGGGAACTACGACAAGAACCCGGCCGCGATGATGGTGGCCCGCGCGACGACGAAGGGCGCGAAACTGTACTTCGCCGACGTGCTGGCAGGGTTCGGTCAGTCCGCCGAGGAGTTGGAGGACGAGCGTGCAGCTCAGGCGTCGAGTGAGCGGATCGAGAAGCCCAGCGACAAGCCAGAACCCGACGCCCCGGCAGCAGCACCTACCGAGCAGACGGCCGAAGGTGACAAGTCCGACGACAAGCAGGAACCGCTCGACGTCGACGTCGTCCCGGATCCTCAGGCAGCTGACCCGGCCGCCGACGTACCCGACGAGACGCGGGAGCCGGAGACCGAAACCGAGCAGCCCGAGCAACTCCCGAACCCCGAGACCCTCGAAGAGTTCATCGACCAGGTCGTCCTCGCCCGCGACCTCCACCGCGACGACGAGCTCCAACGCCTATGGAAGCTCGGCCGGGAATCCGAGGGGGAGTGGCTCGGCTACGAGTACGAGGGCACCCCGCTGCGGAAGTGGATCCTCGACGCACGCAAGTCCGTATCGGCAGCCAAGGCCACCGGGCAGTGACGCACGCCAAGGATCTAGCACTGGTCGCCGCGTTCGCGGCGGCCGGTGTCTGCAACATCGGCGTCATCGCATTCACATGGGCGGGAAACCAATTCGAGCGAGCAGCGAGGGGGCTGTTGTGATCGACGTAATCACCATCCGAGGCACCGGTAATCCGCGGGGTGTGTTCAACGGGATGACCGGTGTCGTCGCGAAGCAGCTGAACCGCGCCAGCTTCCGGATCTTCGAATGCAATTTTCCGGCGACGATCGGGAACGTCGGAGCGGGCAACGGGATCGGCGCTCACCCGCTCGACGTGTCCGTCGAACTCGGTGTCGCCGATCTGGCCCGCCAGGTGCGTGACTCTCCGAACCCGGTGGGGCTGATCTCGTACAGTCTCGGCGGCATCGTGGCATCCCGGTTCCTGGAGGGTGTCGCGTTGCGGCGGTGGACGAATCCGAACGGTTCGCCGTTGGAGGTGGCGTTCCATCTGGGGATCGCGAACCCTGCGAGGAATGCGGGGGATCATGTGGTTCCGGTGCAGGGGTCCGGGATCCATTCGTCGCATGGCCCGTTCCCGCGGAACACGGTGAACCTGGAGCTGTGCGATGCCCGCGACATCATCGGTGCGACACCACGCTTCTCACCACTACGGAATATCTCTCGCGGCTTGTCGCCGTTCGCGGCGTTGCAGCTCAACGAGACCGACCCGTTCCGCAGTCTCGATGCGGTGAAGTCGACGGACTGGCTGTCGTGGCTACGTGAATCGTCGTACCTCGCAGCGGGCGCCGGCCTCACCGCCTACCTCGTCCCGTACGGCAACCCAGGCCGCACACCCCACACCGGCTACGCGATGGAACGCATGCCCGGACAGAACATCACCTGGACCGACTGGGCTGCACAGGAACTGAACCGGAGGTTCGCATGAACGACACGATCTTGTACGTAGACGCGTGGCATCCGTGGATGTGCGTGCCACTGCAGCTCGCCGAGCCGATCAAACGCGACGACCTGTACGCCACCGTCCGCCACACCGGGACCGGCGCTGAAACCAGCGTGCCCGTCTGCGATCTCGCGGTGGTCGCACAGTGAGCGACCTGTCACCCGAAGCCATCATCGCGGAGCACGGGTATCGCTTCGTCACCAACGCAGGAGTGACAAATCTCGAATGCGACTGCGGAAAGTTTCACACCGCAGGGCGTCAGTCGTACGACGAGATGAAGTCTGCGCACGCCGCCCACATCGTGTCTCGGTTGCGGGACGCCGGACACACCATCGTGCCCATGACGTCGCCGACCGTTGGTGATCTCGCCCATGCATTCGACAAGTCGACCGAAGCGCTCTATGCCGCATGGGAAGCGATGTCGAAGGCCCGCGCCACGATCCACGATCACCTGATCGGTGACGACGTCGCCTCGAACGCGCTCGGACAACAGCTACTTCGTGATCTCACCGCCGCTGCTGCTTCGCCTACCGCACAGGAGCCGACATGAGAGGCGCGCTCGCTCGACGGATGGCTCAACGGTGGGAACGCGCAGCCGATCTGCGAGAAACACAGCGCCTGTTCCGCGAGGCATGGTCTGGACACGAATGCCGACCAATCCACTTCCCCGCCCCTTCAGTGCAGGACGGTGAACGATGAGCGACTGCACCGAATGCTCTGAACCTGTAGGCGACGACGGACTCACACTCGGAGACTGCCCTGGCGGTTCCGGCGAGAAGTGCGACGAATGCTACGCGTGCGTGTGCGATGGGAGCTGCTGACCATGACCGCGCCTGTTTCCGCACAGGAGAACACCAATGACAGCTGACCCGTACACGATCCCGTGCCCGGAATGCTTTGCGCGGATGGGTGAACGCTGCAAGTCCATGTTCCTCGCGACAGCGTTCGACGCACTGCGCACCCCGCACGCTGTCCGCATCCTCGCGGTTACACCGCGCTACGTCCCGAGGGATTGGGAGAACACCAATGACTGACTGGAACAAGATGACCTATGACGAGCAGCGTGCATTCCTCGGGCTGTGGCAGCCGACGCCAGGGTTCGTTCTAGGGCGCATGATGCGGGGTATACGAGATGCATTCGCGCCTATGTTCGCCGAGTTCGCATCGCAAGTGTCGGCCCTGGGAGACCGGCGATGACTCCGCTCATCTGCGTGGTGTGCGTGTTCGGCGCTATCGGGTTCGCGTGCCTATGGGCTGCGCTCCGCAACGACGACCGGGACCGCCTCACCGTCCTGCCTATCGAATCAACTGAACGACAGATCCTGGAGACGGAGCTGCTATGACCGATGTACATGCCGACCTCGACTTGTCGGTGCTCGCGGGGGAATTGGAGGATGCGGTCAACGGGATCTGGGATCTCGCCGACGCCGATCATGAGCGGTCGACGCAGGCGGAGATCGGGGTGTCGGAGATCGGGCAGTGCGAACGTCGTGCCGGGTATCGGATGACAGCAACGCCGAAGACGGATCCTGTGGCGCCGTCGCGGCCAGCGTTGTTGGGGACGTGGATTCACGAGAAAGCACTCCCGTTGATCGCGGACCTGTTCGGCGGTGACGTCGAGGTGACGGTCAGTGTCGATGGGGTGCTGGGTCATTCGGATCTGATCCGGCCTGTCTCGGGTGCTGTCGAGGTGATCGTGGACTTGAAGACGTGCACGCAGGCGAAGTTGTCGAAGGTGCGTGCGTATGGTCCGCCGCGTGGTCACAAGTGGCAGACGAACTTGTATGCGGAGGCTCGTCGTCAGGCGGGTGCGACGGTCGCGATGATCGGCCTCGTGTACCTCGATCGAGCGTTGGGGGACACGGAGGTGTGGTGTGCGCGTCCGGACCCGGAGGTGACCGCTCAGGCGCGCCAATGGATACGCGACGTCCGCAACGCAGACGACCCCGACCTGTTGCCGCGTGGTGGACGCGGCCCCGGACATGATTGGATCTGCAACGACTGCGCCTGGCGGACACGCTGTTTCCCCGAAGGCGTCGCCACCATCATCACCGAAGGCGGTGACGACGCCGTACGAGACGCCGCCCAACTGCACTACGACGCCGGCCAACGCGAAGCCGCAGCGAAGAAGGACAAGAAATTCGCATCCGCCCTCCTCGCAGGCGTGACCGGTGTCCACGGCGCCTACCAAGTCAGCCAACGCCCCACAGGCCGACGCCTCGACCAGAAGCAAGCCAAGACCCTCCTCGCAGGAGCAGGCCTCGAAATCCCGATGGGCGAAGCCAGCAGCTATCCGGTCGTCAACCTCGTCGAACCCGACAGCGAATAACATGTGCCACGAGTGACTAGGGCACAGTGGGCAGTGTGTCCGGGTTACTCTGATCTGATGGAGAACGCGTGACCGTCGAAACCCTCCCCGACTGGGAGGACATTCCCGCAGTCTCTGACCGCGTCAACGACCTGATGCGGCAGAACACCGCACTGATCAACGAAGCCGTACACGTCTTCGAGACCGGTGATCTCTTCGACGCCGACACACTCGCGTACCTGCATGACCTGTGGGCCGAGTCCCTCGACGTCGAAGACAAGCTCACGAAAGCCCGCTCACCGGAACTGGATTGGTTCCACACCAACTGAAGAAACGACGATGCCCCGGAGGGTGACAGCTCCGGGGCATCAAGGTCGAACGAGAGAAGATGACCATGAGTCTAGATCAAGCCACCGACACGGCTGCGGACGTGCACTCCGACAGCGGCTACTTCGCGATGATCCCGGAGTGGGTTCTGTTCGCACCCATCAGTGCCCACGCGACGCGCCTGTACTGCGTGCTGCGACGCTACGCGGACAAGGCGAGTGGCCTGTGCCACCCGTCGAGGCAGACACTCGCCAAGCACTGCCAGACGTCCGTGAAGACGATCGACCGCGCCGTCCAGGAGCTGATGGAGATCGGCGCGATCGTGCGGTTCTCGCGGTACGTCAACGACTCCGGACAGGTCTCCAGATCCCAGAGCGACGAGTTCCGAGAGCAGACTTCCAACGGCTACATCGTCCGCTCCATCGCGCCAAATTTGACTAGGGGTAGGGACAAAAACGACCCCACCCCCCAGGGAAATCCTGACGCCACCCCAGGGACAAAAACGACACACAAACCAGAGTCACTTAAACCAGAGCCATCTTTTGAACCAGAGAACACGCGAGACGAGCTCGCGCTGATCGACCAACCAGACACCGCGCCGACTCCGAAGAGCTTTTCGAAAAAGCAGATCGAGGAACACTTCGACGTCTGGTACCAGGCCTACCCCCGCAAAGTCGCACGACCCGACGCGCTGAAGGCGTACACGAAAGCCGTCAAGGCTGCGGGCCCGGAGAAACTCCTCGCCGCCGCGACCGCCCTCGCCGCCGAGAAACGCGACAAGCAGTTCTACCCGTACCCGGCGACCTGGCTGAACAAAGGCCACTGGGACTCCGACGACCAAGGCAACACATCGCAGCTGACAGCGACAGGCATCGAACTGTGGCTGCGGGACTGCTGGCAGCGCGGCGACTTCCGCTCCGTCGAAGACCGCTCCGGACTCGCCTACCCGCAACCCGACATCCCCGCCGACCTCCCCGACCGCGACGCCGTCGCGACCTGGCTCCTCGGATACCGCCGCAACTGGATCGAAGCCAAGCGCACACAGATCACCGCCGCCGTCACACGCCGCGAAGGGATCTCGGCATGACCAACGTCAACACCCAGCTCGACTACAGCGAAGACCTCCTCGAAGCGCAGACCGACGAACGCATCCTCGGCGCCGCGCTGCTCACATTCACCACCCGCGATCTCGTCCCGGACCTGCTCGCCCGCATCGCACCAGCCGACTTCGTCGACCCACACATCGGGGAGATCTGGGAATCCGCCCGCGCCATCTCGAGCCGCGGCCAGTCGATCAGCAAACGCACCCTCCTCGCCGAACGCGACACCCCCGGCACACGGATCCGGATCGAGCAGCTCGCCGGCGAACCCATCCGCCCCGCATCGGTGTCGAAGGCAGCGCAGGCCGTCACCGAGATGGCGCAGTCCCGCCGACTCATCCAGGTCTGCAAACGCATCGCACAGGTCACGACGTCGGCGCAGTCGTACGGTGAAGCGTTCGAGTTCGCGTACCAGCAGCTCGCGCAACTCGAAGGCGGCCAAGTCCAGCCCGACGTCCAAACGCTGGACGCGGTCACCGACACGTGGCTCGCGTGGCTCGACTCACCCGACGCCGACGTCCGCACCTTCCCGACGCCGTGGCAGGAACTCGACGACCTCCTCGCCGGAGGCCTCCACGCCGGACGGACCTACGTCGTCGGCGGACGGCCTGGCGACGGCAAGTCCATCGCTGGTGTGAACCTCGCCGTGTACGCCGCGCAGCGCGGGCACCGGTCGGCGATCTTCTCCGTCGAGATGGGCAACGTCGAAGTCGCATCCCGCGTCTACGCCGCCGCCGCTGAAGTCGAGTACTCGCAGATCACGAAGCGGAACCTCGACCCGTTCAACCGCGCCCGACTGGAGGCATTCGTCGCGGCGCACCGGAACATGCCGTTGTTCCTGATCGATAAGTCCGATGTCACGATCGACTACATCGCGGCCCGCTGCCGAGCCCTGAAACGCAACGGCGGTCTCGACGTCGTGTTCGTCGATTACCTGCAGCTGCTGAAGGAAACCGATTCGAAGCAGGCCCGCGAGCGGCAGGTCGCGCACATCTCCCGGAGCCTGAAGATCCTCGCCCGGGAACTCGACGTCGCCGTCATCGTCGCCTGCCAGCTGAACCGCAACGCGGCCAACGCGGAACGGAAACCGACGCTGTCAGAGCTGCGGGAGTCGGGGTCGATCGAGCAGGATGCCGACGTCGTCATCCTGCTGCACCACCAGATCGAAGACACCCTGCCGACGGGGTATGTCGATCTGATCGTGGCGAAGAACAGGACCGGGAAATGCCACACCGTCCCGCTCCGTTGGATGGGCTATCAGGCGAGGTTGTCGGCGTGAGTGGCTGGGTGTGCGCCGTCTGCGACAAACCAGGGGATGAGGGTCACTATCCACTGTGTGTGGCCTGCAGTGAGGTGGTCCGTCCGCGACGCACTAGGCATCTGCGCCTCGCATGGTCTAGAGTGAATAGGGTGACAGTCGCAGACGTGACAGTGGAAGGTGGAGGGGCATGAGCCGCGCATACGGATGGAACACCGACGGCACCATCGTCGAAACCGAAGCAGCCGTACTCAAGCGCGTCGCCGCAGACGTCATCAACGGCAAAGCCCTACGCCCCATCGTCCGTGAACTCACCGACCAAAACATCCTCACCGCCACCGGCCGCACCTGGGAACCCATCACCATCAAACGAGCACTCATCAACCCCAGGATCATCGGCCACAAGAAAGACACCACAACCGGCGAACTCGTCGGCACCGACATCGACCCCATCCTCGACACCCGCGAATACGAACGCCTCGTCTCCATCCTCGAAGACCCCAGCCGCAAACGATTCGCCAGCGGCGGCAGAGGCAAGAAAGAAACCCGCACCCACCTACTGTCCGGACTCGTACGCTGCGGACGGTGCGGATCGAAAATGTTCCCCACCGTAGCCAGCCGCATCGACGGACGCCGACGCCCCCAATACATGTGCATGACCCAATCCGGATGCGGCGGCATCACCATCGTCGCGGACCTGTTCGAAGCAGACGTCACCGAACGCGTCCTCGCCCGACTGACCGACGCACCATTCCGGCGTGCACTCAGCAATTCGATCGCCACCGTCACCGAACACGACGTCGACGTCGAGCTCGCGACCCTCGCGACCCGACTCGAAGACCTCGGCACCGACTACGCCCGAGGCCTGATCACCCGCACCACCCTGCATTCCGCGACCGCCGAGATCGAACAACGCACCGCCGACGTCAAACGGAAGAAGCAAGCCAGCGACGTCATGGTCGACATCGAACGTGTCAGCGGCGACGACGTCATCGAGTGGTGGGAGGACGCAACCACCCGCCGCCGTCACGACGTCGCCGCTGCGTTGATCGACCACATCACCGTCAACCCGTTGTCCGAAGGCCGGCGCGGACAATCCGGACTCGACACCAACAGACTCGACTACTTCTGGAGGAACGGGTGAGCGTGCTGAACGCAGACTAGGTCGAACGCATTCTGGACTCGGCGCTCTGGTCGTCGCGCACCCCCGAGAATTTCGAAGACCCAGACACCGGTGAGCTCGTAGACATGTCCGCGTGTGTCGAGCACACCGTGGAGTGGTTCGACCCGTCGACGCGACGCACCTTCACGCAGCACGTAATTCAACTCGCAGAAGTGTCTGACCTGTTCTGGGAGTCGACGAAGCAAGCCATGATCGACGAGCTTCTGCACCGGGTGAAGGCGGATCGGGCTTAGCGTGCTGGCGGGTATTGCCCGTACCAGCCGATCGAGTTCCCGGCCATGAACTGCTGATGCTCGTAGTCCGCTCGCGCCGCCGTCATCTCGTCCTGACGGCGGCGTTCCTCTTCCGCGATCTGCCACCACTGCCACGCACGCAATCCGCAGTACCCGGCCGCGACGAGCGCGAGCACCCACCAGTATTCGATGAACAGCCCGAGCAGGAACAGGGCAACGAACATCGACACCGCGACGCGCTTCATATCGGGTTTCCTGTCAGCAGTAGCCGGATGCGGCGGCGTTCATGCCGCGGAGGATTTCGCGTTGCTCTGATTCCGGGGTGTCATCCCACTCGGGGTCCGACACCATCTCCTCGATCATCTGATCGACCGCGGCTCTGCGGTCGGTGGGTTCGCCGCCGAGTTGGTCGAGTGTGTCGTACAGATCGGTGACCGTCTGGCATGTGTCGTGGTAGCCAGAGACGGTCGAATCTTCCGTCAGCTCGGTGGTAGTGGAGCTGGCGGAAGACGTGCCTGTTTGTGACGTCCGTGGTGCTGACGCGGTCCCGGACGTCTCGGTGCTGCATCCTGCGGTTGCCAGCAGCGCGATCGCCGCAATTGCTGTGAGTCCCCTTTTCATGCGGTATGTGTATCAGACCTCCGTGTCTGTTTCCGCGTGTCGTGGTGTCAGCCCGCGATGCGGGCCGGACGAAAGGACGCGTCATCGACGATCTCCAGTTCCACCACCTCGCCCTGGCTGCGGTCGGCCGTCAGCTTGACGCACAGGTGAGTGAGCATGAGCAGGAACAGTGGTGGAACGGTGGCGACACCGACCGCGATAGGACCGGTCTCCCATGCGTGTGCAGCGTTGCCGACAAGTGAGATGCCAGCGGCCAGTGCGAGCAGTAACCATGCGTACCACCGGCCGCGTTCCATGACGACGACAGCGAGTGTGGCGACCACGATCGTCAGATCCACGACCAACGGCCAGACGAAGGACTGGGAGCTGCCGAGTTTCGCCTGAGCGGCGAGATCCTGGAGCGCGGTGAACGAAAGCCAGAACGCTCCGAGACCGATCAGGACTGTGCCTGTGAGCGCTGAGTACAGCGGTAGTCGTGACATGAAATCCCCCTAGGTTTGTGTCTCACCCGTGATCAGCCAATCGACGGGTACATCGCAGGCGACAGCCCACGCGTTGATGAGAATCCGGCGTGGCGCGGTTCGGCCCTTCTCTGCAGCACTGATGGTGTTTCGGCTGACGCCGACCAGCTCTGCGAGCTGGCCCTGCTCGAAGCCGGCTTCCTCACGCGCGATCCGCATGCGGTGGTGGATCTTGATCTCAGGCGCCTTGGACATGCGAGCAAGAGTATGCGTGCGCACAGTGGTGTGCATCAGGCGACGTCTCGATAGACCGCCGCGACAGCCGCAGCCCGGCGTTCTTCTCCGCCGACGTCGGTGTAGATCTCTGTCGTCGCGACCGATGCGTGACCGAGCAGCTCCTGCACTGCTCGCAGGTTGTTGGTTCCGCGCAATGCGCGTGTGGCATAGCGGTGGCGGAGCTTGTGCATCGTCCACACCCCTGGCATCGCTTGGGCGCACAGTTTCCCGACCCACCGAGGTGACAGGTGTCCGTCGATGTCGCCTGGGAACAGGTAGCCGGTCTTGCGTGCGCCGATCGTGTGGCCGGCCGCGCCGCGCTGGATCATCGTTGCGATCTCGTCGGTGACGGGTACCTCCCGGTCCTTGCCTCCCTTGCCGTGGACGGTCAGCATCCAGCCGTCGAATTCTTCGTGCAGGTCGTCGGTGCTGCAGACGGCGACTTCGGCTCGGCGCATCCCGACGTGGCAGGCCAGCTCGAGCATGACCAGTGTCCGGTCGTCTGCGGCGAGCTGGGACTCCTTCCATACTCGGTCCGGTGCAGGTTTGGCGCGTCCCTTCTCGGCGGACACGTGCGGTAGGTCGAGTGCCGGGTTCGAATCGATGCGACTCTCGGAGCATGCCCAGCCGAAGAAGGCCCGCATGCTGTTGCGGTACCCGCGCCGTGTTTCGGTCTTCCACTGGTCCTGTAGCCCGAACCAGTCCTTCAGCATGAGACCGGTTACTTCGGCAGGGGGCACGTTCAGTTCCCGCGACATACGCGAGACGTGCGCCCTTCGTGTGGAGATAGATGTCCATGGCCGCCCCGCTGCACGCTCGTGCGAGATGTACCCGGACAGGAGATCGGACCATTCTTCGGTGAGGGCCTTGGCTACCCCGGCAGGCTTGTAGTTCAT